TTTCTGTTTTAGTCATTGTCTTCGATTTGTGTCCAGTTGAAAATAAATTCTTCAAGCTCATCGGCAAGGCTATCCATGTCGGTGTCCAGTAGCACCTCTTCGCGGTCAACGAGGAGCTTGGTTAACTCCTTGTACGCTCCTGTGTCGTTCAGCACATGGCTGATACGTTCGATAAGCAGTTGTTTCTTCGTCATGTCAAATCAAATTGTGTATTCTTGAAGGCCTCTTGTAAGCGGTCCTTGTTGCTTTTGTCTGCCTTGAACCACGCCCTGATGAGCGCAAGTTCGAAGCTACCGCAGTTCTTCATGCGATTGTCAAGTCTTTGGCCTTGTGTCATAATGTGTTGTATTCATTGTTTGCTTGCTTGATGAAGTCCAAGATGCACCCGATGGTGAAGAATGGCTTGCTGTCAGAGAGGACGCAGTTGACCTTGCCCTTCCCGTCTAGAACGACAGCGGCAATTTCTGAAGGTCCATCCTCCATCGCAACCATGGAGACTCCAAGGGTTGGAGAGAGCGGGATGATGACTTGCCCTCTGTCTCCTACGTTTGGTCGGAAGCAGAAGTTTAGGTTTTCGACAATCATGTGTATTGTGTTTAAGGGTTTCTAGTATTAGAACGTTGGTGGGGAAGACCTTATTGTCCTCCCCGTTGTTAACGAATGTTAATCTCCGAGGATGCAATCGACAGCTTTCATTGCTTGCGTTGCCGCGCTCACGACCAACTTCGGTTCCTTGCCAATCTTGCTCAACCACCCATTGATGTAGGCCTGTGAGTTCATGGAGTCAGACTTGGGCTTGATGCCCACGATGCCCGAGAGGAACTGCGCACCAATCTCCGCCACCAATTCCTCCTTGGAGTACTCCTCGTCGCCAAACGAGTTCATCTGCACCAAGGTGTCACGATTGAGTAGGCTCTTGTGGCCTGTGCTGTGCGTCAACTCGTGGAACAGGACCTTGTAGTAGTCGTCAGGAGAGACGAAGGTCTCCATCTTGGGCATTTGGACATGGTGGGCCGCAGGTTTGTAGTAGGCTCGTGAACCTCCCTGCTTCAGAGTAGGCTTGCCCACAAAACCACCATAAACCGCTTCTGCGCTCTCGATGGGGGTTGTATCACCCTTGGCCTCCACAACCTCTCTTCGAGGTTCGATGCCATCGCATTGCGCCACATTGAAGACGTTGTACGTCCGCAGAGAGAAGAACTTCTCGTACTTCTTGCCGCTAGGTACTTCTGACGCCTTCCTGTACCACTTCTTGTCCTCGTCCTGAATGCTGATGCTCCAGAATACCACGTTGGTAGACTTCTCACCTTTGCGCACCTGACCCTTCAGGCCAACAGCTTGCTTGTAGGTCAACCATTCGTTGTGCTCATATCCCTTGGCTTCCGCTTCAGCGAACAGGAACAGGACGTTCATCCCCTTGTATCCCTTGCCTGTGGCTCGGTTGATGGGGTGCAACCCACCACCACCTTCCCATGGTCGGAACCATTGCATACCCTTTGCCTTGATGCCATCGACAACCCGTGCCGTGACTTCCTCGTAGACGTTTCTCTTCTTCTTCATTGCTCTATTGTTTTGACAAATTCAACCTTGCGAACTCTGTGGTCGTGGGGCACGAGAGCACGAGCCATTTGACGCGCTCCTTCCATGCTGTTTTCGATGAAGTCAATCTCTCTCCAATCATCTCGGTCTCGACCACGGATGTAAGTCATTCGGTATACGTTCATGTGTATTGTGTTTCTAGGTAATCTAACGTCATGTTCAGTCCAATTCGTATGCAGGAGAGCACCAAACTCCATCCCGCGTACATACCCAACAGGTGGGCGAAGATGTCCATGCTTGTCATCGCTTCAGAGGTTTGAGGTGTCGATGTGGATGCCGAAGTGAGTCTCCCTCTCCGCCATGCGTTTGATGGTCAACTGAATCTTGTGCTCCTCCAAATCCTTGGCGGCCAAGTCAAACTCGATTCGTGCGATGCGGGCTTGCTCACGAAGGTCCTTCATCCGAATGTAGGCGAGGTTCTTGCGTTGCAGTAGTTGGGCTTGCATTGTGTACTTCATGGTTCAGATGGTTTGGCCGAGGACCCTTGATGCTTGGAGCAACGTCTCGCAGGCAGACTTCAACTCGGGCGTTTTGATTTGATTGATGTGGTAACAGAATCCATTGACTTCAACGTGGGTGGTGTCGCCCATCGTTTGGATGTTGTAGTCCGCGTTCGTGCCGCTGAACTCGGTGCTGATTTTCGGGAGCATGCTCATTGTGCTTGGGGTTTAAGAGTTTGACACAGACGCCTCACGGCGTTTCGTCCAATTAGGACTCTTCAGTGTGCCTTGGTTGGGCCTTGGTAGCTCATGGGGAGGAGGTGTCCATGCTTGAACAACTGAATCACGCAACGTCTTGCGGCTACCTCTGTGCGCACCCCTCGGTCAAGGTCTACGCGCATCTGCCTGTGAATTTTGAAACTTGTCATTGTGCTTGGGGTTTGATAGTATAACGTTGTCGTCATCGTTTTAGTATGAGCCGTCAGACTGCATACGATGGATGTTTCGGTCATAGCCCGAAGGAGATGGCAGGTTCTTCAAGTCTTGGATGTCCTTGCGAGCCATCCCGTACAGACGCTTCATGCGCTCAACCTCGGCTCTCTCGGCATCCAACTGGTCGGCCATTGTGCGAATCAAGTTCTGCATGTCGGTTGCCGTTTTCTTGATGCCGTTCTTCATCATTCGTTGAACGTCAGCGGTGGTGCAAACGCCATCCTCGTAGCGTTGTTCGTTGCCAATCACGTCGGCCATGTTGCGCAAACGTTCCGCTGAATCGTCTGCTTGCTTGATGCAATCACAAGCGTATCTTTTCATGTTGTTCATTATCAGTGAGTTAAGGGTTTGTGGCTAGGAATCAGCTCCCGCCTTCTGATACCTATACGAGTCTCGTCTTCGATTTAGTATGGACCTATATGCAAACAAAAGTTAACGCACCACAATGTCCCATGTGTGGGTTCCCCCATGGAGCATGAACGATTGGGGAAGGGATTGTGCCTGTGGTCTGTGTGTCTCATCTCCTGTGGTCCATCTTGGTCTGTCTTGCTTGGACTGGGGAGAGCCAAAAGTCAAATGCCAAAACTGGATTCCCAAAGGGGAAAACGTCGAGGGGCTGGGGTTCAGGATTCCGTTTCCGATTGACATCGGTGCTACTGCTGTATATGTATAATCCCCTAGGTGCGTATGTCTGGCCTATTTTCACATACCTTCGCATAATTATTATCAGCCTCGATATGTGTTATGCTCTTCTATCTGTCACCTTTCTATCTATGGTATTACACTATATGTATCTCGAAAGATAATTCCGCGCTGGGTTATGGTGTTACCCACCCTACTTGACTTTGAAAAAAAAATGTAGTACCTTCGCTACATCCTTGAGAGGACGTCTTGAGGTTACGGACCTGATGGGTCCTCACCTCGGTCAGACTGTTTGTGAGATACAGGCAGCTTAGGGTCCTCTCTTAAAAAAGTATCAAGGGACAGCTATGCACATGCAATTAACAGACGAGATGATTCAGCTGTTGCAAGAAGCCACTAATAACACTAGGGGGCAGCACACAGCGCGTGGAAGGAGGAGGGCTATGGCCAGGGCTCTAGATAAGCTGAGCAATAAGCTGCCACCTCCTTCGTTAGAGGAGTATGACTAAAGAACCCATCCACATGTGTGACGTCGTCTTGTTTGACAGCAAGTCGAAGAAGGAGTACAAGCTGTACGATGCTATCCTTGTTGGCAATGACAAGAACCTTATATGGCGGAACGAGTATTTCAGGGAGAAGCTCATAAAGGATATCTTCAAGAGCAAGGCTCGTATCAACAAGCAACAGAACAACCTTCACCTTACGTGTAGCAGCATAACGTTTAAGAAGTTCATCAGCTACTCTAATGCGAAATGGGGTTGCACCAAATGATTATATTTGTGCATGCTCGTTTCAAAGAAAAAGAAAAAGCCTTCTGCAGGGACTCGCCGCAGCTCAGCTGTTAGTGAGAGTGCCCAGAGAGAAGTAGAAAGTGTGCGTAAGTATCTTATGGATGCTGTCCCTGATGCTCAGCTCGATGAGGACTTCCTCGTTAAAGTTGCATCCACTTATGGTTTGTCTAGAAAGAATCCCTCCGTCCTAGCTGCTGCAGTGAAAAAACTCCAGAAGCAATGAAGACCACAAAGAAGTCAGAGAGAGGCAAGCTTAAGGTCAGCAGCAAGAAGGTATCCGTCCCACCCCCATCTGGTTACCACTGGATGGAGGAGCAGGGGCGGTTCTACCTTATGAAGGGGGACTACAAGCCACACCCTGGCGCCGTGAAAGAAGCACCCTTTAAGGTGGCCTCTCATGGCTAAGTCCTTCAACAAGAAGTATACGGCGGGCTCGAAAAATTCTGCGAAGCGCAAAGCGCTTATGAAGCAGATATCAGCCATCTACGCCAAGTACCGTGGCACGAAAGCAAAGCGACAGAAGAAAGGATTCCCACCAGCCGTAGCTTCCCGACTGAAGAAGCTTATGGCACAACGTGACAAACTATGAGTAAGAAGAAGAGCACCAAGGGTTCGTTCCTTTCGAAGCTTTCTGCTGCGCAGAAAGAAGTGTATCGTCGAGGTCTCGCCGCGTATATGTCCTCAGGAAATAGACCGAAGACGTCCCAACATGCGTGGGCTGCGGCCCGTGTGAAGTCCGCATTTGGCAAGGCTGAGGCCAGGAAGATTGCAGCAAAAAAGAAAAAGAAGAAGTAACTTATCTTTGAAACCATGATGTACAAAAAGAAAGACTACGCCGCTGGAGGAAGGATGCCAGAATGGTTGTTGAAGAAATTCAAGAAGCGTAAAAAAGAGATGGGAGAGGGTGGCAAGATGTACTACGTCACAGGCGGTGCCGTAGGCGAAGAGGAGGAGTTGTTGGCTGCTATGGATAGAGCTAACGAAGCAAAGAAAAAAGGACGAACCATCGCGTCTCTTAATTCAGACGATAAGCCTCTTCGCAAAGAAGGCGACTTCATTGTGGAGGGCCCCGACGACGCCATCGACATCGAGAGACTTCAGATGGCTTCCGAAACAACGAACCAGGTGGGTGGTGTTCCTCCTCGGATAGCAAAGATGTTCCTGGCCGAGAGAGGTAAGCCCGAGATGAAGATGGGCATGAAGAGAGAGCAGATGGACAGGATTATTCCACCAGCACCTCCAGAGCAGACTCCCGACCCAGTAAAGAAGTCTGTAGACTACAGCATGGGTGACGACCTTGAGTCCAGTGCGGTATTCAATAGAGGTATCGCGCAGAGTGGTGCTCGTGGTGAGGGAACCACTGGTGGGTTCAGAGGTGTCCGCTCCGACTTGGTGCAGGACGGCATGCTAAAAGAAAGAGGTGAGGTGACAGACTTGTCTGACCTGCCTGCTTACATGACAGAAGACCCAACCTTTAAGAACCTCGTTGCTGAAGCCAACAGAACGAAGTATCAGCAGGACATCGGCAGAGAGTCAGGTAGATTCTCTGATACGGGTGGCCAGGCTGCAAAGGACTTGGCTGACATCATGAGCGGACGCATCACCCTCGAAGCCTATAAGGAGAGACAGAACAGAGCGTCTGCATCTTTCGGATACGGCGGCAAGATGTCCTTCGGAGTAAGCAAAAAAAGAAGGGGCTAAGCCCCCTCCCTTTTATCACTTAAGAATCTGATTGCCTGTCGGCTGCTTCAGGTTGTATGGGTTACCTGGAAGGTTCCACGGCAGTGGTCGGTTAACCAGTGCGGAACATCCGTCACCGCTGCGGAGGATAAGACGGTTGGCTTCTCTTTCGGGTGTGTCCATAAAGGGGATACCGATGGCGACGATTACCGCGAGGCGTAGGAGGAACTTTTTCATGAGTTTGAATTTATTAAATTTGTGTGTTGCTCTGCTTCTATAACGGAGGTGGATTCTAGATATTGTGTAAACGAATGTTAAATGGTACCCAAGAAGAAAGGCAAGCCTGCCACCGACGGTAATTATTACTTCTTTGGTTCATACCCAGAGCAGCCCGTAGCCCCCGAAGGGTTTAGGTATAACCAAGGAGACATGGTCCCAGAGGACTGGCAGGAGTTCCACGAGGAGAGCCCGTCCCTTGATATGAATAGTATGGTCAACAGACAGATGGGTGTAGAGTCCTCCTACCTTCCTGGTCGTAGCTCTAGCGCAGGGGCCACAGGCCTCGGGCAGTTTAGACCTATCGCTCAGAAAGAAGTGGTACGCCTGGGTATCATGAACGAAGGGTGGGACCCCAACGACCCCGTGCAAGCGAGAGAGGCTATGTCTGGTTACATGGAGAACCTGTACGACAGGGAGTGGGTGCATGCAGAGAAAAGCGACCCCATCGTCGCATACGCTAAGGCTGCCTTTGCATACAATGCGGGGGAGGGTACAGCACGCAGTGAGCTCACCAGACTTAAAGACAAGTACGATATCTACAACAGCCTTGATTGGATTAAAGAAATCAACAAGGAGAGTAGAGAGTACATCGAGCAGATTGCAGGGATGGATACCGAGAAGGGGCGACAGTTTGAAGAGAACTGGCCTACGTTTGAGGCCCGTCGTCAGAAGATTTACGGGGAGTAATCTTTATCACCTCCTCTCCGTGTAGCTTGCGATAGAACCGTTGGACTAGAAGTCTAGCCTTCTGCGTTATCTGATAGCGAGCTCTGTAGTTGCCCTTATTGTATTTAAGGAATGCCATCTGTTCCATGGTAGCATTCGCTAGGTCCTTCTTGTAGTATATGCGTTCCACCAACCCCTTGTTCTTTAGGGGGCGCAAGACCCTCTCGTAGAACTTAGTCTTGTTCTGGTGCAGTGCCTCGGCTATGTGGGCTCTGGTAAAAAACTCGTAGTCGTACATAAAGAGCAGGCACTCAAGCTCATTCTCTGTGACATCGTAGTTACTGGATATGTCTCTCTTTGCAAGCTTGTAGTACTTGAGGTAGTTGTTATTGACGTACCTCTCGTTCAGCATAGAGAACTCTCGGAACTTTCTTCCTTTATGGGTTCTGCTCATTGAAGTATATTTGTGGTGTAAAATTAAGAACATGGCCTCACTCGCTGGAACGCAGATTAAAAACTCTTACACTGGGCTGTTGAAGACCACTGACAACAGTGCGGTGACAACGGGACTCAAAAGAATTACAGATGGAGCAGGGGCAGACTCAGCTCTGCAGCTTTCATCTAGCCAAGTAAAGGTTGATGCTCTTCTTGTGGAGAACGTGTCCGAGACCAGCACCCTTACTAGGTTTTTGACTTGGGACGACACAGCTAAGACTGTTGGTTTTTACGACTTCACTCAGTCAGACCCTGTTGTCAGTGTGGCTACTTCAACGGGCACGGCTACGGTTTCTACAGGTAATAACGCATCTAATTCATTTACGGTAGCAGCAGGCACGGGTCTCACCCTCGCCGTTAGCGGAACTACGATTACGCTTACAAACTCCGCAACCGTTGGAGCTACTGTTGCTCTTGATGCTACCAATAGTAAATACTCTGTCACGGATACGGCAGGTGTGACCAAGGCCATCGAGCTTGTTGGCGCGGGGGCTACGACAGTCACCTCGGTTGAGGCTGCCAATACCCTGACGGCTACCATCAGCTCCCTTGAGAGAAACGTAACGAAGAAGGAATTTATATCCCTGACTGCCGATAGAAACCTTACGGCGGGCCAATCAGGAAGCACTCTTGTTGTTTATTCAGCAATGAATAATGGTGATGGATTAGTACTACCAACCTGGCAAGAAGGTCTTTTTTACGATATCGTATTTGCCACCACTGGCGGCGGGTGGTCTCTAGAGACAAAACTAGAAACAGACGGTATCTTTGGTTCATTGACAATTCACAGTAGTGCCATCAGTAATGGAACTACAGTATCGGACATCATGGTCAAGTCAGGTACTAGTTACGCTATGAATCATGCCTACAGCACGCTTACGTGTTTTAAGAATCTTTCAAACACTACGGGACGTCCTAATAAAGTCAACTTCAAAAACAGTTACAATACTCAATCCACCGAACAACTTGTTGGTGGTATCTCGGGAAGTAAGATTACCGTCATGGCCGTGGCCGACAACAACTGGTTCATATACGGTGACGTTCATTCAACGAATACGTTTAACACGAATATCGAAGGTGACCAGGAGTCCCCTGATGGAACATTTGAGGACTACATTGCTTTGACGCCTTTCCAAAACTGGACAGCGGCTACCTCAGACGGAACCAGAGATTAAGTATCTTAAGGCTATGGACGACATCTTAAAGAAGACCATGTTTGAAGAACTCGATGAGTGCTTTGAGCAGATAGAAGCTATCGTTGCCAAGTACAACACGAGCGGAAACGTAGTGTACATGGCGTGCGTGGGGGCTATGGAAGAAGAGGAGGAGGATACACACGAGTGGCAGCTCAAGTACACATGGAATGTAAAAGACACTGACGAGTTAGAGGAGGTGGTTCAACTTCAAGTAGAGGCTTTCATGAAGTCTCACGAAGAACCTGACGACCCCCTCGACTTCCTCTTTATGAATTGACATGAATCTAATTAGAAAAATTGTTGTGGGTCCTAATCCCAAGGACGCCATGGCTTACTACGTCGGCATGAGAGCTGGCAAAGGAAAGGTGTCCGCCATCGTCGAAGACGAGAGGGCTATGTTCAAGCACAGCATTCGCAGATACAACGTATTCATTGAGGACGAGGATTCTTCCTATATTTGGAAGACGGTTGAGAACCAGCCAGTCTTAGTTGAATACGATTGTAATTTTGAATGAAGTCATTAAACCACTTCTTCGTTAAAGTAGAAAAGCGCTTTAACGATACGCTTAATGTCGCGGGCAAAGACATTTACCTCGAATCCAAGTTCGATGAGTTTGAGAACAGGATTTGTTTTGGAGAGATAGTTTCCGCACCCCTTCGTCACGCTACAGGCGCCAAAGAAGGAGACACTCTGTTTTTTCATCACCATGTGACAACAACGAAAGACCTCTCTATAGGAGATGACACGTACATAGCTAGGTATAGCACAGGACGGGGAGATGCTATCGCTTACCGATGTAAGGACACAGGTGAGATTTCAATGCTAGGTCATTGGATTTTTGTAGTTCCCACAGAAGAATCTCAAGATGTAGTGACAGAGTCGGGGTTAGTTTCTCGCCTTGCTATACACAACAAAAACGAGAACCTCGCAAAGATGTTTAAGCCCTCGGATTACTTATCCCAACAGGGAGTAACAGAGGGGTCTATTGTATGCTTCACTAAAGATGCAGACTACAAGATGACTCTCGATGATGGTAGCGTTGTTTTTAGAATGACTGAAGACAACTTGAACTATGTCAAAGACTAAGTTCACAACAATGGCTGCCTCAACAAGGCTTATGGATAGCATGGCTATCGCCATTGACAACATGATAGAGGAAATAAAAAAGCCTGTAGACCCAGAGGTTAACGGCAGTGCTCGAAAGGCAGAGCTTCAGTCGATAAAGCAAACAGCGGTTGACTGTAAGGAACTCATCGTAGAGCGCCAGAGACTAGAGCAGATGGTTAAGGACCTTAAGCAGAACGGTGAAATTAAATCAGACAAAGACTACTCTGGAGGTTTTGCCGAAAGGTTTAGTAAGTAATGTCATTAGTCCTTATAGAAGATGAAGAGGCTCTTATCTCAATTTGCCCCAACGGTACGCAGGGAGAAACTGTCGAACTTGCAGGGCTACGCATTCTTCTTCCCGCTCAGCCTCCCGAAAAGGAGATTGTCGGATATGGAGAACCAGACGACATGCAGCTGTGGGAGAGGGGGGCTATGCCAAAGGAGCTGTCTAGGATTAAGTCTATGGATGAGTGGGCAGAGATGCCAAGGGAGTTTAGAGAAAAGTTTCGTCCATATATCGAAGAGGAGTTTCGCCGTAGGCGTGAGGGCTTTTGGTTTTTCAATGAGGGTGTACCTACATATATTACGGGCAGGCACTATATGATGCTTCAGTGGACGAAGATGGATGTCGGATATCCCGACTACCTCTCGTTCCAAAGAGACATCTTCTTGCACATGGCCGCGTGCGAAGCCGACCCGCGATGTATGGGACAGCTGTACACGAAGTGTCGGCGTAGTGGTTATACAAACATCTGCTCTGCTGTACTCCTCGACGAGGCAACACAGGTAAAGGATAAGCTGCTAGGCATACAGTCTAAGACGGGCAAGGACGCTCAAGAGAATATCTTCATGAAGAAGGTGGTGAACATGTTTCGCTACTACCCTTTCTTCTTCAAGCCTATTCAAGACGGAACCACAAACCCCAGGATGGAGCTGGCCTTTCGTGAGCCTTCAAAGCGTATCACCAAAAACAATAAGACCGCTCAAAAGGGCGAGGCTCTTAACACCGTAGTGAACTGGAAGAACACCACCAACAACGCATACGATGGTGAGAAGCTTCACATGATGTATCTCGACGAGGCAGGCAAGTGGGAGAAACCTACAGACATAAGAGAGGCTTGGAGGATTCAAAGAACCTGCCTTATCGTAGGTAGAAAGATTATTGGAAAAGCCTTGGTGGGAAGTACCGTTAACCCTATGGATAAGGGAGGCAATCAGTTCAAGCAATTATGGAATGACTCCGATGCCACAAATAGAAACGCTAACGGAAGAACGGTATCTGGGTTGTATCGAATCTTCATCCCCGCTCACGATGCACTAGAAGGTTTCTTTGATAAGTACGGAAATCCCATCGTTGATATCAAAGAGCCCGTCACCGCAATGGACGGGGAGGTGATGACCTTTGGCGCAAGGAGGTTTTTGAAGAACGAGAGGGATGCTCTTAAACACGACGCCAGAGAGCTGAATGAGTTCATAAGGCAATTTCCATTTACAACGGACGAAGCCTTCAGGGACTCCGTAGAAGGTAGCCTGTTTAACATCGGTAAAATTTATGAGCAGGTAGAACACAACGAGATGATGTTTCCAGACCCTGTGGTTAGAGGAAACTTTACATGGGCTGGGGGCGTAAAGGACAGCAAGGTTGTATTTCAACCCACGCCTCAGGGCCGTTGGTACATTTCTTGGATGCCAGACATGTCCGACAGAAGTGTGGTTTTAGAAAAGAAGGGCAAGAAGGTTCCTCCAAATCCAGACAAGGGTTGTGGGGGTGTTGACTCTTACGACATCGACGCCACCGTTGATGTAAGTCGCGGCTCAAAGGGAGCTTGTCACATATACAACAAGTTCAATCTAAATGGTGCCAGCAACATGTTTGTTGCCGAGTACGCCAGCCGTCCTCCCCTCGCTAAGATATTCTATGAGGATGTGTTGATGGCTGCGGTTTTCTATGGCTATCCCTTGCTTATTGAGAACAACAAGTACGGAATCGTAAGATACTTTGAGTCAAGGGGTTATGACGGATATGTCATGGATAGGCCTGAGCACTTGAGAAACGGAAGTTCTTCTCCAAGCGTAAAGACAAAAGGAATACCGTCTAATTCTCAAGACGTCATACATGCTCATGCTCAAGCTATCGAGGCTTACATTCACAATCATGTTGGACTTAGTGAAGATGGAGTCATGGGCAATATGTATTTCAACAGAACGTTAGAAGACTGGGTGGGATTTAAGATTGACAATAGAACAAAGTTTGACTTGACGATAAGCGCGGGGCTTGCCCTGCTCGCTGCTCAAAAAGTAAAGCCCAAAAAGAAGCCTTCTAATTTTGAGGATAAGGTGTTTTTCAGGACCTTCAATATGAAATAATTGGTCACCTAGAGTATTGCTATATTTGCGAGAGCCCAAATAGCAACGGATGACCACAGGCAACAAAAATTACGGGAAGTTTCCAAGCCCCTTGGCTTCTCAAGAAGAGAAGCTTTCGAGAGAATACGGGACCAAATATGCGAAGGCTATTGAGGGTCAGTGGGGGAGTATGGATGATGCAAGCTCTGTTGTCGGAGGACGCCAACGCGAGTTCGAAAGAAACAGGGACTATGCTAACGGTACTCAAGACACATCTATTTACAAGCAGATTCTGTCTTCATTAGACCCAAACAACGGAGACGGAACATTGCTTAACCTCGACTGGTCGCCTGTTCCAATCATCCCTAAGTTCGTTCGTGTTGTCGTAAACAAAGTTCTTTCAAGAAAGCCATACCCCTCGGTAGAGGCTGTCGACCCAGTCTCCAAAGGAGAGAAAGACGAGAAGAGAGCTTTGATAGAGTCCTCTATTGAGAATAAGGCCATGTTGTCTGAGGCGCGTTCCATTGGTCTGCAAACAGAAATCAACCCCGCAGACCTGCCTGATTCAACAGAGGAGGCTGAGGTTTTTATGGACCAGAACATCAAGACCAATGCGGAGATTGCTGCTCAGGTGGGCACATCGTTGACCCTTGATTGGAATGATTTTGACGATGCTGTATATCGCAGATGCGTAGAGGACCTAGTTGTTTGTGGGATGGGAGTAGCCAAGAGAAGTAACGACCCTAACTACGGAATCACGGTAGATTATGTTGACCCCGCGATGTTCGTCCACAGTTACACAGAAGACCCTAATATGTCAGATGTGGTTTACGGAGGTCACATTAAGCACATCAGTGTCGCTGAGCTCAAGCGCTTGGCTGGTGATGAGTTCACCGAAAAAGAATACGAAGAGATTGCTCGAAAGGCACAGGTTAAATCCTTTAACGACACATCTAAGTTCTCGTCTAAGAATTACGATAAGATGTCTGGCTCTATGCGTCATGGGTATGACGATTATCTAGTTGAGGTATTGGACTTTGAATTCGTTTCAGTAGACTGCGTTTACTACGAGAGCAAGGAGTCTAGATTTGGCAATGAGGGTTTCTACTACAAGGGCTCTGAGTACAAGCCACCTGCTGAGTCTGTATATAATAGAGAGCCTTACAAGATGGAGGTTGAGACACTGTATGGAGGCAGCTACATGCTCGGCATGGGTAAGTTGTTTAATTATGGTCAGAAGAAGAACATCCCCAAGAATGTCCACGACTTAACCAAGGCATCACTTTCGTACAGTGTGGCGTGCTCTAACCTTAGACGCATGCGCCCTAAGTCTATGGTCGGAAGCATCACGGGTTTTGCAGACCAGATGCAGTTGACTCATCTTAAGATTCAACAAGCGATTGCCAAGGCTAAGCCTGATGGAGTCATTGTTGATATCGAAGGCTTAGAGAATGTCCAGCTAGGTAGAGGAGGTGAGCTTCAACCGCTACAGATTCAAGACATCTACGAGCAGACGGGTGTCTTCTACTACAGAAGCAAGAACCCAGACGGTAGTTTTCAGAACCCGCCTATTCGCCCAATCGACAACACGATAAGAAACATTCAGCAGTACGTACAGCTGTACAACCACTACCTTACAATGATTAGGGATGCTAGTGGTGTCAACGAGGTGATGGATGCAAGCACTCCTAAGGGAGACGCCCTTGTGGGGGTAAGGCAGCAAGCTATGGCTGCTGGAAACAACGCGCTGTACGACATTACAAATGCCTCTCTTGTTTTGTACAAGAAAGTGTGTAAGGATGTCGTTAAGTGTCTTCAAATAATCCCAACTGAATCTGTGCTTTACCGAGTCTACGAGAAGGCTATTGGAAAGTACAATATGGATATCCTTAGTTCTTTCTCTGAATTACCCATGTACAACTTCGGAGTTCGTGTTGTAAAGGAGATGAGTGACGAGGATAGAATCTTCTTGGAGCAGAATATTCAGCAGTCTCTTGCCCAAAAGCAAATCGACCTAGAGGACGCTCTTGCTGTCCGTCAGATTAAAGATGTGGACCAGGCTCAAAGGCTTCTCGTAGTTCGTCGCAAGCGCCGTATGTCTGAAGCACAAAAGGCTCAGCAGCAAAACATGCAGATGCAGCAGCAGATGAATGCACAGAGTCAGCAGATGGCGATGCAGATGAAGTCTCAGCAGATGCAAATGGAAGCTCAGCTAGAAGCGCAGAAGATTCAGCTCAAAGGACAAAGCGAGATTCAGGTCGGCCAAGCGCTGCATCAGCTTCGCAGGGAGATTGAGATGATTAGGGCTCAGGCTACCCTAGGGTTTAAGTCTACAGAGCAAGAGTTCAGAGAAAAGATTGATGTACTTAAAGAAGACAGGAAGGACTCAAGAGTTGACAAGCAAGCTGCTGTACAGTCTAAGCTTATTGCTCAAAGAAAAGGTGAGCGCCCAGTAATGGAAGATGCCCCTGACGCACAGGACGATATCGTATCACAAATTTTGAATAATGGCTAACTCAGTAAATCTAGACACATCAAGGAGACTGGACATCACTTGCAGGAAGGGTGACGACTTCAGGCTAGTCCTAACAGTAAAGAATTCTCAAGGAGGGTCTTTGGATGTCAGTGGATATACATTCAAGATGGAAGTCAGGGACTCTGACACAGCCGCAACGACAGTAGTTCCTAGTGGGAATGTAGTCTACGTTCAAAGTGTGGCGGGTACTCTTGAGGTTAAAATTCCTGACACTGACATGACAATGGATGGCGGGTTATACGTTTACGACCTTCAAGCCACCGATGGGGATAGCGTAGTTAGCACATGGATTCACGGCTTGTTTAAGGTAAATGAAGATGTCACGGTATGAGCGATATTCAAATCACCATATCGGAACAGGAGAATATCTCTCTGTCCATTGCTCCAGCCAGCGACTCTGTAACATCATATCAGGTTCCTGTAGTTCCCGAGATTGATGTAGTAACGGGGGGTTCGGTTACGAACGTTTTTCAGGGCGGAGGAGGCGCACAGGTTTTGAATGACCTGACAGATGTTAACGCAGGTTCGGCGGCTTCTCAGGGTCAGATACTTTTCTATGACGTTAATGCTGGTGAGTGGCGCAAGGGAGGTTACTCAGACATCTCAGGAACACCAAGTCTTGCAGCTATAGCAACCTCTGGAAGCTATAATGACCTTACGGATATTCCCTCATCAAGTGGTTTTAGCGGCGACTACAACGACCTGACAAACCAGCCAGCTTTGTTTGATGGTGAATACTCAAGTCTTTCAAACACACCGTCTATACCTTCTGAGTTAGATGACTTAAGTGACGTAGACCTTTCTACCGCGCTCCCAACAGACGGGCAGATTCTTAAGTTTGACTATGCTTCTCAGAAATTTAAGCCAGCAGATGACGCGCAGGGCAGTGGCGGAGGCAGCTCTATAGACGCCCTTGGAGACATCGCCAACGTGAGTGTGGCAGGAAAGGGTCAGTATGACTACTTGATGTACAACGGTTCTAACTGGGTTAATGCCAACCCGAAGATTGATTCTGATATTGTGGTGAGCAATACCGACTCTGCTTTAGGTAGTGCCGTAGGACAAACATATTCTGCAGGAACAGACATTCGAACTATTCTAACAGACATCCTAACCAACTATTACCCTACAACAATCACGCTGTCAAGCTTAAAGCTTCAGGTTCAGGATACGGGTGGTTCTTACGGCTCGACGACAACATCTCTTCAGTCCGCTTATGAGGCTGGGCAGGGAGTTAAGGTGTTGGGTTTTAATTTTTCTATCGGTGACAACTCACAGACGGCGGATACATCCGTGGTGTTTAAGAGAGGCTCTACCACTGTAGAGTCAGGTTTGTCTGACAGCGCTTTTTCCCCAGACTTACAGGTGGGCAACATACAGAATCTGTCCCCCTCTACGTTTGCGAACCAAAGCAGTACTAGCTTTAGCCTTGTCGTTACAGACAACGGGAGCGGAAGTGACATCCCACGCACATCTGGTAATAAGACAATAAAACATCAGTGGAGATATAAGCTTATCGCAAGTTCTACTTCTGCTGTTTCGGACAATGCCGCTGCACAGACGCTCTACGACTCCTCAAGTATTCAGGAAGCTCTAGGCACTAATAGCACTAAGACTTTAGTGTGCACCGCTGACAACAATGTAGGAACCAACTTCACTTGGATTGTATTTCCTGTCAGCTGGACTGAGATTACAGGCATTGCCCAAAACGGTTCCATCCCTGTATTGTCAGCCTTCCAAAAAGTAACTAGAACAATTACAAACCAATACGGAATATCCGAGGATTACTATTTTTACAGGAGCAATGACCCAGGAGCTTTTGCCAATGGGGTAACACTTGAAGTCTCCTTCTGATGCCAGTATTTTTTCCAGATAACTTAAAGCACAACAACGCGAACAGGCCTGTACTTGACATTGGAAACAATCAAGTAAAGGGACTCGGTATTTTTTCTTCTGTGTCGGATAGGAACGCTCTAGACTCCACAGTACAGACGGATGGTTTCTTGGCCTTGACTAATGATGGAGGCTCGTACAAAGCCTTTGTTTTCACGGGGGACACATGGGGGCAGACAGACAACTGGACGGAGATTGGAGGCGATGCCCTTCCTTCAGGTTCAAACTTTTCGGTGTTAGTTCGTGACAGTAGCAATGCCGCCGTTTTCGATACAACACCGAGAGTAAGCGCTGTCGATGTATTCAACAGTACAGCGACCGCTTCGCCTGACCTTATATTCACAAGAACCTCTGACGACAGTGGCGTTGCTCAAGCAACCACCAGCGGGCAGTCGCTAGGTCTCATAAAGTTCAGAGGTCACAATAGTTCTGACGCCATCGCTGAAGCTGGATTTATCAGATACACTCAGGTGGGTGCAGCGGCAGCTACTGTCAGCTCTAAGATGGAGCTAAGCGTTGGCACATCGAGCGGTCAGGAGGTGGCCGTCACCGTAAACGAGGAAAAGGTTTTATCCGTAAGCAGGCAGGTCTCAGCTCCTTCTGCGGTAGCTGGAGGGTTTTATGCAGACACAAATGACAACGTGTATTTCGGAATCTCTTGATTGAGTTATATTTGCAACACAAATACGTACTATGGCAACTTGGAAAAAATTATTGACGGAAGATGACTTGAGTGATGTAATCACCACCTCGAACCTGTCTGCACTTGGGAACGGAGAGGGCGTAAGTTACGATGCCGTTGATGGAGCGCTAGATGTCAACCCTGGGGGTGGCATTCAAATTGTAGGAGATAAGGTTACTGCGGCTCCAGACTTGCAAACTCTTGCACTTACTGGCGACGGCGGCACTGGCACTAAGCTTGAGGTTAAAGACGGCGGTATTACAGCCGCTAAGCTTAATCTTGGTTTCATTAATGACCTCACCACCGCGACACCAAACACCCAAGGTGGTGTGGATTTCATTGCGTTCCACGACGGCAGCGCGGGCGGAGCGAGTAAGGTGTCGGTGGGTGATTTCACGAGCCAAATTGCCGCAACAGTGGGGACATACACCCTAAGCTCGGACAGTACCACCCCCTACGGTTGGGCCGATTCTCAAATTGTTCTCGACGGCCCAAGCACCGACACCGTAATATACCTGGAGTCTTTCGACAATCAGATTATTATTGGCGAGGTTAATCATGGGGGCGAGGGTGAGTCTATTTCTTTTTCTCTGAAGGACGACCTTAAGATTGCAAAGACTCTTGTTGTAGATTACGAAACGGGGGCGACGGGGAATGCTTTGCGGGTTGATGGTCCCTCCTCCTTCTTGGACAACGTATCTGTCGGGCAGAATGGCCAACCCAAAAATCTGACCGTATACGGTAACCTAACCGTTGAGGGAACTCAAACCATCCTCAACACAGAGACGCTTACTGTTGATGACCAAGTCGTTAGAATCAATGACAACGCCACGGATGGCACCCCCCTTTCAGGCAAGGGAGGTATTGAGGTGGGTGTAAACACCAGCTTAGATGCACATTTTGACTATGACCACAACCTCGGCACAGGGGCCAACATCTATCAAACGGGATGGAGAGCTACTAAGGCGGCGTCTAGCCAAATAATCCAATACAATGGCAGCAATGCTATTCATAACTCTGCGGTCATGACTATGGATTATGCCAACACTGATGACGTTCCTATTCCAGGCGATGACGTCAGAGGACTGGGTCAAATGGTGTTTGTCCAAAGGTCGGGTGGCGCCGTCGGTGAAGTGTACATTAGAGTAGACTAAGACCTCCCATGAGTAACAGAAAATATGCCGCCACCCCTATAGAGGAGGCTAGTGACCTTAATCCAGACGAGATGAAATATCTCTTGGGTACTATCGCAGAATTAAACTTTCAAGGTGTCGACGTACTGGTGCTTGCATCTATCGTCAATAAACTTCAAAATAAAATTAAAGATGTTGAAGCTGGAAATTCAAGAGGTAGCGTTCATCCACAACACGCTGCTAGAAAAAGAGTGTAAACTTCGGGAGGCCAGGGCTCTTCTGGAGCTAGTAAATAAATTCGAGGCAGAACACAAGAAGCTTTCTTTGGCAGCCTCCGAGTCCGAAAAAATTGAAGCAAGCACGGCGCGACCTAAGACTAAGAAATAATGGCAACATGGAGTAGAGTACTTACAACGAGCGACCTTGAGAATATCACGAACACTGATTTCTCTAGCGCCGACCTTACTCTAGATGGTGATAGAACACATTCACTATCCAACCAAACTCTTACTATTGTCGGTGGCGGCACGTCTTCAAGGTTTGTTCTGGACGGAGTCGAGGTGACCGTCGTGGATAGCGACGACTTTGACGCACGTCTTAACTTATCTCCCGACGCTGACCCTAGCGTGCCAGGAACTTCTTTTCTTAATAGGCAGGAGGGAATTACAACCTTCGGGTTTAGGCTACCCGCTCAACCTACCACGGTGAGTGCGGGCAATCAACTTTGTTTGTACAATCGTCCCGACGACGACCCTGTCGGAGATATGAAGATTGCTTCAATCGAAGAGTTGCCTGACATTAGTAACCTTGATTCAGACCTTCCACGCGCCATCCTTTCTGCGGCATCAGACGGAGACTTCTACTTTATTGCCAACGACACCGAGGGGGAAAAGCATGTAAGGGTTGACTTTAACGACCTCATAGGCGCACTTGTTTTAGACCTTGTTAACGCCAACGTTGACGCAGGCATTGGTAATACCGCCACGTATACAAACGATACGACAGGTGTCCTCGGAGATTTGAACGGAGACGGTTCCGTTTCTACAGCTGACTTGCTCGAATTCTTGACTCTCTTTGGTGCGCCACCCACGTTTGCGAATTACACCACCCGAACGGTGTATTTCGACACAGGTCAAAACACGGCCCTCCTCTCTATCTCTGGCACTGGCACGTCAGACTACAGCTCAATTATTGCTGGAGGAAACTTAAAAAAAATAGACATAACTACCGCTGGAAGTATTGTCAGCGCTACAGGTACTCTTGACGTCACTATCGACTCGGGAAGTGATACAGTAACCTTTACAGACCCAGCGTTGGGTAACTACAATATGAGTGGTGCACCCAACAAAAAAATCCTAATCAGAGAAACAGATGATACTCAATCAGCCTTCACCTTCACTACAGGGATTGCTGATGAAAGAGTTTTTGTCTTTGTAAAGGTCAGGGCCTTCTCGGGGGGCGGCACGCAAATAGGTGAGGACTTTTATCATAACATTGCGGATGTGCAGACGAGCGAGCCTGGAGCCATTTCTGTGCCTCTTTCTCAAAGTTTATTTGTTATTGGTGGTCCTGGTGGGGGGCCTACATCTAACGGTAGTAGCCTAGGAACCTTCATAACCAACGGTCTTGCAAACACCAGCATAAGTAGCTTAGAGGTTAGCTTTCATGCTGCTTCTCAAATGGGTAGTGCTGCCTTTGTTCAAATACAAGATGTTCAGATTAAAGTAGAAGAAAGTTAAATTGTCGACATGAGTTTAATTAAAGTCTTTGGAAAGCAAAATGGCGTAGCCATTGTCCTGCCTAACGGAAGAACCTTTTTGGGCGACCCCGATGGAGATTTCATTGCAGAGCAGGGCGGGATTACCACTATGGTGAACATCAAAAGGACGATAGATAATTTTGTTATTTCAAAAGATTTAGATTATCAAAATTACATTGACCAATCAGGAACGCAGATTGCTTCTGACGGCCCATCAACGGTAGCGGCACTGAATGTCATTTTCGACAGGACAACAAAGATTCAGGAAAACGATAATGTAACATTCCAAAACATAGTCGAAGGACAGGTTCTTAAGATTGTTAATGTCGGAGGAAATACCTTGCACGTTCAAAATGTGGAAGATATTGACGAACTTTCCACGGACACGACGCCGCAGCTAGGTGGGGACCTTGATGTAAATGGAAACAAGATTACGTCGGCATCCAACGGTGACATTACGCTGGACCCTGACGGTACTGGAGCAATCGTATTCAAGTCTGACGATATTCAGTTTGATGGTGGCGGGGCTTTCAGCGGCAAGATTAAGTTGTACGAATCAGACTTAGCGGGCTCAAACTTTATCTCCATACAAGCTCCTCTCCTGGTCACGTCAGACACCACGCTCACCTTACCCGATGGAGCTGGTTCTACTGGAGAAGCATTAAAGACCGACGGGAATGGTGTTCTATCCTGGGGTAAAGTTTCGAACGGTGTAAACGACACGTTTGAAGGAATTACGTCATTCAAGAAAGTTGGAGCTGCGGAGGCTACGATTGCTCTATATGATGGAGACGAGTCAAACTTCGTTAGTCTAAAAGCTCCTCAAACTCTTACGGCCAGCGCATCCTTTATACTTCCAGGCGCGGATGGGACAAGCGGTCAAGCTATGGTTACTGACGGAAGTGGTAACCTATCCTTTACTACCATCTCTGGCGGGACAGACACGAATCTTGGCAATACAGACATGACCCTCTCGGCGTCGAGGACTGTTGAGATGGGTAGTAACCACCTGGATTTTCAAAGCGGGAGTACGTCTAAGTTTAAGATTTTCTCTACGGGCACAGCCGTCGCTACAAGTAGGTTTACTGTAAATGGCAATGGCGTTTCTGGCGGTCAGCTCAGGATGAAAGACGCCGATGACAGTAACATCCTTACACTAAAGCCACCAGATTCAATGTCGTCGAATACGACATTTGTCCTACCAGGAGAGGACGGGACAGACGGACAGGTGCTTAAGACTGACGGCAGTGGAAACCTTTCATTCGCCTCGGCAGGAGCTAGTACGACATTAACGCAGGTATACAGTCAGAGCTTCTTCGACGACATTTCAACCATACCTCACTACCTTCCTTTTAAGGATATCAATGAGCAGGGTCAGCTTTATCAAGAAGAGGCGGCCATGCTCATGCCCTTTAGTGGTAGGATTAAATCAATCTCCCTTAAGTCTACGAGCCTTACAGGAAATGGAGACCTAACTCTTAGGGTAAACACTATTGGCACTGGAAGCAGTGTGTTTAACGGTGCGGGCTGGACCATTGAAGAGTCAGAGGTTTTACCTGTGACATCAACAGATGACAATCACACCTTTCATTTTGTATTTGACAATGCTCAGCATTTTGAAGCGGGAGACTTGTGTACCGCAAGCATACAAGCGTCTGCAGATATTTCTGGGAATGGTTATTGGCACGTTACTACTATCGTCGAGTTCGACACTTCCAACAACCTAGGCACCACCAGCACAGAGCACGAGACAAATCCATAATGATGGATATGATTATATTCGCAGCATGAGCCGCATCAAAAATCTTCTTAAGAAGCATGGTCTCTCTGGCGTGAACAAAGCCAAGAGAACTCCCAAGCACCCCAAGAAGTCTCATGTGGTTTTGGCTAAGGTTGGTGATAAGGTTCGACTAATTCGTTTTGGAGAGCAAGGAGCCAAGACAAATCAAAACCCCAAACAACGGAAGGCCTTTAAGTCCCGTCACGCAAAGAACATTGCCAAAGGCAAGATGAGTGCGGCATGGTGGGCAAACAAAGTAAAATGGTAATTCAATAAAAGAGCATGAAAGATTTAAGCACAGCGATGCAGGACGCTGGGTTCGCACTGTCGGACACCCCTCCTACACAAGAAACACCCCAACAAGATGTTCAGCAAACTGAAGCTCCAGTTGAACAAGCTGCTCCTCCTGTTGAGGAACCTGTTTCTCAACCTGAAAGTGAACCTGTTAACGAGCCTAAGCTGGTGGATGCTCCGCCAGTCCAACAGACTCAGGAGGTATCTCCTCCGCAAGAACAGGTAACTCAAGATAATGAATTCTCTCAAGAAGAGCTAGATTCTGAAGTCCTTAGATACATGAGCGAAAAGCTTGGGTCTGAGTTCGACAGTTTCGATTCTGTGAAAGAGAGGTTCACCACAGCCCCGACTGAAATTGACGAGCGGGTAGCTGCGATTAACGACTTCGTTCGAGAGACGGGTCGGAGTCCAGAAGATTGGTATACGTACCAGCGGCTGAACACATCTGAAATGGATGATATGTCTGCTGTTCGTAACAACATGAAGATGCAGCATAGCAACCTCAACTCTGAGGAAATTGATATGCTCATCTCCAACAAGTATCGACTGGACCCTGATACCAATACTGAACAAGACGTTAAGATGTCGCAGCTCCAGCTCAAGATGGATGCGGAGCAGGCACGTCGTTCTATCGAAGATGTCCGTACCAAGTACGAGGCACCCGAGGTAAACAACGAAATGCCAGAATCCTTCATCAACGACGAGTGGGTCTCCACAATGAAAAGCGAAGTGGATGAGCTCGATGGTCTAGTCTTTGGGCTTCCTAATGGTAACCAGTTCACCTTTGGTTTGAACGAGAGTTACAAGGGAAAGCTTATTGAGAAGAACGTTAAGCTCGACCAATACTTTGATGATTACATCAGTTCAGAAGGTTCATGGGACTTCGATAAGTTAAGCTCTCACCGAGCTCTTATTGATAACATTGATGAGATTGTATCATCTGTCTACCGACAGGGTATGAGCGATGGGCAACGAAAGGTTGTAACCAGCGCTGGAAACGTCTCCAACAATACACAACCCCAGACACCAACAGAACAGAATCAATCATCAAAGATTGCTGAACAATTAAGAGACGCTCTTGGAGGAGGTGCGGGAATGACTTTTAAGTTCTAAAAACAAAAAACAAAAATTATGGCTTGGACTACTCCAACTCAAGATGCTGGACCTAAGGGGATTTTTAACTCCGCTTACAACCAGCTCGACCCCTCAAAGTACACAGCACTTGAGGATTTTATTAAGCAGGTCAACGCACCTGACATTCGCGCAAGCCTCGTCAAGACTTTTGGCGACCAAGGCATCACAGGCTTCCTTAGCCTTACTGGTGCTGTAAACAACGCTGGAACAGCGGATGAGGTAACATACTGGGAAGAGGCTCGCCTCCACCAGAGACAGCTATGCGACGTCGCAGCAGACATTGCCGTTGGTGACACGTCTGCTTCTTTGGACGCTATGCACGCCATTGGTGGCAGTGGATACGATGAGGACGGTAGCGGCAACCAACAGCTGATTGCTAGAAAGGGAGACATCCTTCTCCTCGATGGCGCTCGCTGGATTGTTGACGCAGACCCAACCATTGACGCCACGACTGGCGCGGCATCTTTGTCTATCGAGTGCTTGGCTAGTGGCGGTGCAGCCGCAGCTAGAACAGCGGCTTCGGATACTGGTATCTCTCTCCCTATCATCGGCAACATGTTTGCTCAGGGAACAGACCAGCCCGACCGCTACCTCGAATCTAACGTTGTCAAGAGAACTAACCCTTACGCAATCGTAAAGGAAACCTTTAAGGTTACTGGTTCTCAAGCCACAAACATTGGCTACATTGACCTCGGAGGAGGAGACTACAGATGGTACATCAAGGGCGAGCAAGACACTCGTCAGCGCTTTATGGATAAGCGTGAGATGACTTTGTTGTTGGGTCAGAAGGCTACCAACGCCTCTGCTGGCGTCGACGGAACAGAAGGATACTTTGCTGCTGTCGAAGACAGAGGTATCGTTACTACTGACCTCATCGGTACCAACGCAAACTCGTTCAGTGACTTGGATGATATCGTCACCCTTCTTGATAAGCAAGGAGCCCCTGCTGAGTACGCTATGTACTGCAACACGGCTCAGATGCTCAAGTTGGACGATATGATTGCTTCTGGCGGGACTTCTTCCACAGCAGCTGGACTGAGCGTTAGCTACGGTGCATTCAACAACGATAAGGACATGGCCGTCAACCTCGGCTTCAAGTCGTTCTCTCGTGGAGGCTACACCTTCCACAAGCACAACTGGAAGTTGTTGAACGACCCAACCTTGTTGGATGGTCAGGGCTTTGCGGGAGCAATGATTCCTTTGGCCAATGTGGTCGATGCTAAGACTGGTAACAGAGCTCCTGCCCTGGAGATGAACTACAAGGCAGCTAACGGCTACAGCCGTGAGATGGAGCACTGGGTAACTGGTGGTGGTGTTCTCGGGTTCAACACGGACTCTAAGGACGCTGCTCAGTTCAACTACCGCTCTGAGTGCAACTTGATTACTCGCGCTGCAAACCAGCACGTTTTGATTAAGCAGTAATTTGACTGAATAGTAACTGGGGGAGGGAATCGCTCTCCCCCTTTTACTTCTTGAGTAATACAATAAATTTAATATCATGGATAGTAAGAAACCCGTGCGGAAAGGCCGTCCGCCTAAAGCGGCCAACAAGCCTACTGTAGAGTCTGTCGACACACAGCCAGTAGCTAGAACCAAAAAGATTAAGCGAGAAATCCAAAAACAGGACAGCCTCCCCTCATCATACGTTGTCGTCAATAAAGGTGGGGGGATTGTCTTGAAGCTCAAGGGAGCCTCCATCCAGGTTTACGACGAGGAGAAAGGATACCCAAGACAAATTAGATACTGTCCCATGGAGAGGTCTATTTTCGTCGACGAGCAATCGGATAACGCTACCGTAGAGCAAGTGTTCTTTTATGAGAAGTCTCTTATTGTGCCGCCCTCCAAGCCAAACCTAATCGCGTTCTTGGATGCTCACCCTCAAAACCAAGCCAACGGAGGTACTGTGTTTAGGAAGGAGAACGCTAAGAAAGATTTTGAGTCCGAGGTGGTTTCGGAGTTCTTGATTCATGATGCAATCAGTATCATCAAAAGCTCCTCTATCGACGACCTAGCTCCAGTAGCGATGGCATTGCATGTTGATATTGATAAGCCGAACATCGAGGTTAAGCGTAACCTTGTGCGACTAGCTCGCTCTACTCCTCAGAAGTTCCTTGACATGGTGTCCAATCCATTGGTGAATGTAAGAGGGCAGGTGAAACAAGCTTTTGACTTTGATATTGTAAGAGAGAACGGTGGTGCTGTTGTCTGGTATGACACGAACAAGCTCATTGTTACAATCCCTGCGGGGCAGTCAGGCGTAGAAGTTCTTGCTAGATTCTGCATGACAGATAACGGCAATTCTGTTTTGACTGATATTGAGAGGCAGCTTGCAGAGATAGCCTAACATTAGCGTGTGAGGCGAGCGAGGGGGAGTGGCCAGGAGGCCCTCCCCTTTTTCGTTATATTTGCTAAGCCCAAAAGTCTAAAAATGATAAGTGTTAAAAGAGTATACGAAGTGTTAAAGGACCTTGCCAACAAGGAGCAGCGTGGCTTTATCAGCCCGTCAGAGTTTAACACCATGGCACCTATCGCACAAACCGCAGTGTTTAATAAGATGTGGTCTGAGGTCTTGGCTTCAGAATCAATTAGACTAAGCGGTAGAGACGGGCAGCGCGACTTGTCAAAAACTAATGACGTCAGAGAAGAGCTGTCAATGTATCTGCGTAATGCTACACAGGAAAGGCAGGCAGACTTGAAGTACACATACCCCGCCGACTTCTACAAGATGTCATCGGCGAAGACTTACGGTAGCGTTTTAATGGGGGTTGTGACGTCTGTTCCTATTGAAATCATGTACGACCCCCACAGGTTGGACTACATGCTAAGGAGCACGCTTTCAGGGCCGTCTATCGGCAAGCCAGTTGTTCTTGTTGCTGACAAGCTAGAGGTTCACCCCAACTCAATCAAGAAGATTGACATCAGATATTACAAATCTCCAGAGGGGATGACCACTTCGGGGGTCGCCACCTCATCTCAACCTCAGTACGGTTTCTCGCTCCTCTTGGGCAGTGAGGTGTTTGATTCATCTAGCAGCATAAACTTTGAGTTACCAGAAGACAGGGAAGAGCAGCTTGTCGTTGAGCTGGCGGGCATGATTGGGACGTCACTTAGAGATGCTGCTCTGATTAACTACGGAAGACAACAAGCATAATGGCACGCAATCTAGTAACGGTATCAGAGGTTGTAAACGACTTCATCATGTCTATTGAGGGGGAGGATTTCTCAAGAAATGTATCTGAGACCCTTGTTCACAATTACGCTTTGAGGGGTATTAGAGAGATGGGCTTTGACATGCTCCAGCGAGTTCGTTCAATCAAGCTCACTAAGAACGGTAACGATACAGTGGATTTGCCAGATGACTTCGTGTCTTTGGTTAAGGTGGGTGTAGTTGGCTCTGACGGACTGGTCTATGTTTTTGGTCCAAACCCAAACATCAATGCGTCTCAGAAGTACGCTACCACTAGCGGCGGACAGCTGATTGATTCCAACGGTGACGGAGTTTATGATAGAGTGGACGCCAAGGGTTCGCCAGTAACGGCACTACCTGGGCAAGACGACCATGTCGTATTCAGCAACTACATCTACCAAAGTAATGTTGGTCAGGTGTATGGTTTTGGAGGCGGTAAATACAGAGGAGACTACAGGCTAAACCTGGACCAGAACAGGATAGAGATTGCGGGCGACAGCAATGTGAGTGAGGTGGTGATTGAGTATGTAGCGGATGAGGCGAGGAGCGAGAACCCTACCGTTCATGTTATGGCGGAGGAGGCCCTCAGAGCCTACATCTACTACAAAATCGTACAGAGAAAAAGCACCGTTCCTGCAGGGGAGAAGGCGCGAGCGAGGTCCGAATACTTTAATGAGTTGAGGAGAGCCAACTCTAGAATGCAATCCTTTAGCAAAGAGGACGCGCTTCAGGTTATCCGTAAGAACTTCAAACAATCCCCTAAGTACTGATGGCGATTGACAAGCTTATCCCTCAATATCTAAACAGGGACGACGACGAAAGAATTCTTAAGTCGTTTGAAATGATTGATGCTTTGAATGTCCGCATCTCTCACGAAGAGGATGGGGATGCTGGAGTTATCAAGAACATTGAAGGCAATCAGAGTGTTGCTTCCAAGTCCTCGGCAGATGCAATCCCCGCTACAGGGTTGAATAAAGTTATTGGTGCCACAAGTTCAGAGGCACATAAGTGCATCTACTTCTTCTTGTACAACGCTAATGGAAACCATGGCATTTACAAGTACACCGCCGCACCAGGTACAGAAGACAGTGATGTATATCAAAAGGTGTACGAGTCCAGTTCTTTGAACTTCAACCTTCAGGGCTATGTAGACTCAGACCTTATCGTCAATCAAAAAGGAGAGCACCTTCTTTACTTCACGGACAATAGAAACGAGCCAAGGAAGATTAACGCTACCAAGGCCTTGTCCAGCTCGTACTCAAGCACCTTCACTTCTGGTACATCAGCAGAAAAGGAGTTGTTTCTTTCTGTGTGCAAGCAGCCACCTCTTAAGGCACCCTCCTTTGAGTTTAAGAGCAACCCGAACCTTAGAAGAAATCAGCTCTCGGACGCCCTGTTTCAGTTTGCCTATCAGTATGTTTATGATGACGGTGAGCAGAGCGCATTGTCTCCGTACTCTAAGATTGCTGTAAGTCCTACGCACCTTGCGTTTAATAATGCACAGAAGAATATCTATCAATCAGAAAACAATGAGATTGAAATTTCTCTTGACTGTTCTGTAGGGCCTGTAAAAAAAATCAGGGTATATGCTAGGCGCGGCAATGGAGGTTACTTCGTAAAGGTCGATGAGGTTGACAACGCACAGTCTCAATCCTCGGTCAAGGTGGTATTCAGAAACGACGGTCTGTTCAATCAGCTTGACGAGAGTACAGCAAACAAACCATTTGACGCTGTACCTCAGCTTGCGGGCACCCAAACCTTTTCGAACAACCGTTTGTTTTACGGTAACTATGTAGAGGGGTTTGACAACGTCAACACTGAAGCGATAGGCTACCCTGTCTACTACAACGTGATAGAGGCCAATGATGTATTTGTAAACGAAAGAACTCGTTTCAATGCGGGGCCAGCCTTCTCTAATTTTAACGATGAATATCACGGCCTGGCTATGGCTATCGGAAGTAGGTTTGAGGACTTCCAGAACAATTCAGGCACTAGCTACGGTGGTGCCGATTTCCCTACGGGTAATTTTGAGAATGTTCAGCAGTCGCTTTCTGGTAAGCCCATCGGGGTTGAGGTAGACCTATCTTCAATTCCCGCAGGAGGAGTAGAAGAGGATGCAACATTAAACATTTCATTCTCCATCGACGGCAGTGGCATTGGTATGGGGCAGAAGACAAGTTACACTGGCACCAGCTCTGATACTGACTACGACAAGGAAGCTTTTATTGTTGACATTGACCTAAAGAATCCAAACGGAAGTCCCGTAGGCTCTCATGCTGATACGGAAATCACTATCCTTCAACCAGCTAAGGCCACGATTGTAAGCACTAACGGGAACATTTCTTACACAAATTTTAACAGAGAGGGCACCCTTAACAACATGCAGATTGTTGGGGGGTTTGATTTTTCTGTTTCTCTAGACGTCCCCGCAGGAACTCCCAGAGTAGATATACTTAATCTTCTAGCCACCAAGATTAACGGAGCCAATGGTGTTGTTGTAAGCGTGGCATCAAAGACATCGGGCGACGGTGTCATTCAATCTATTACAAACACCTTTAGTTCAGGTGCCCCTTTTTCAATAACACAAGCATCTGAACTGGGTCCTGGGGGTCTTAGGATATCCGAAAACGTCTATCAGCCACCCTCTCTAACAGGCGACAACCTAGCGTATAAAAGGTGGATTAACATTGAGTGGGGAGGTACTTTTACTATGGTTCCTGACGCCTTTGCTGACCAGGAGAGTGGTAGGGTGCTTGTTAGATTTATGAACGAAGATGTTAATCTTACGGCCAACAAAGCCTTTACAGCATCTCCTAATTTCTACCCAGACGATAAGTTCGACGATGCCGTTAATAACGGCATCCCTGGCGCAGGGCATACGTACTTAGGTGAAGATATTTCATGTACCATTAAGACAGGAGAAGTATCAAGCAATGGCTCTTCTCATCCTCTGAAAGATGGCTCCTTCAGCAACACCACCTACGCTACAGCCATCAGGGATATGAGCGTGTCTGGTTCGGGAGCGTTGATTCCTTCTGGTAGTACGGCAGATAAAAACAAGTCGTTCAAGTCTGGTGCTACACACGAGTTTGGCGCCGTCTATTTCGACAAAAGAAATAGGGCTAGTGGAGTTCAGCGCCTCTCCTCAGTTGAGGTGGCAGCAACAGGAGACCCCAGAAGAAACGGTCAGCAAGGCCGTACAGAGATTGACTTCAGGCTTTTGCACACCCCTCCTGAGTGGGCACATCGTTGGGCTCCCGTGTACTCAAAGAACACGACCTACGACAGTTTTCTTCAGTTCACTGTTTCCGAAGCTCTGCTTCCTAACCTATCCCTTTTTAGGGACATCCTCTCTCCTGTAGGGGTGACGGAAGAAGATAGCTTAAGTAACAGTAGGGCTATTGCCACTGCACTTGGTGATGACATTAGGTCAGCGATATTTCTAGCAATGCGCCCCCTCGAAGGAAAGAATAATTCATACAAGGAGTTTAAGGGTGGGCAGATTGATTATCAATACGTAGAGGGAGACATCTTGCGCGTTAGGTCTCACCTTGATTCTCAGGGTCAGAGACAGTATCCGTCCGATGTGGAGTTTACCATCACGGGGTACAACTATTTTGTGGACAACGAAGAGAATCCACTTGTTGTTTCTCAAACGTCTAGTGGTGACGAGAGCAAGGAGGATGACACCTACAGAAGGTCTGGCTGGTTTTTAAGCGTAAGGGATAACGAAAGGGGTGGGTTCTCTCGCAGCGATGTAGCTCTTGCTAAGGACCTGTTTAGTCAGGCATGTGTCATAGAAATCCTTAGGCCAAAGAAGGATGTTTCTGAGCCAGTATACTTCGAGATTGGGGAGTCCTTCCCTATTGTTGAGGTAAGTGGAGAGAGGACTCACGGCGGCTCAAGGTCTAACTCTACGCAAGGTAACGTTTCTATTGAGGTTACAAGCAGTCAAAGATTTTTCTCTGCTACAAGGCTTTATGTTGGCGACAAGCTTACTGTTCCTGCTGGCGGTAACACTACAATTAACTCCGTTGGATATGTATTTGTTGCTGGTGTAAGGCCTGTTTCAGGCGGTTATTCTTACTTCGTGTCTGGAGACAAACCCTTCAAACAAGCAGCAACAGGTCTTTCATATACAGGAGCGTATGTCTCTTCAAGTCCAACTAGCTACAACTCAACACACTACGGAGTAGTAACTCTGAATGACGGAGATGTGTACATGAGGGACAGGGAAATGCTTGTGAACGCAAGCGAAGAGTTCACCCCTACGTCATCTCAGTCTACGACCTTGCCCCTCTCTCCTATCGTACCCAGAAAGCAAACCTACAAAAGGTTTGATATTGAAGATGCTTCCGCAAGTGACTTCTTTGATTCTAAGGAGATATCTATAGGTAGGCCTCACGCAGAAACACCTGACCAAGCTAGGATTAGAAGGACTACATCAGTCACGTACAGCGACCCATTTGCTTTTGATTCATCGGTACTCAATCTATCTTCTTTCAACCCATCGCTGTTCCCCTACTACGACATGCCATCTAAGCATGGAGAGGTTGTTAGGCTTATAGATGGAAACGAATCTCTCACGGTTCTCCAAGAGAGCAAAGCTTCGCTTCTGCCCATTAACAGAAATGTCGTAGAGCTAGGCAGTGATAACGCAATGGTTGCGTCTACAAATGTCATTGGCACACCAAGCTTTATGGCGGGTACTTACGGCCCTGGAAATTCTCCAGAGGGAGTTGTCTCAAGGTTTGGCCAAGTTTATTTTTCTGACGTGAGGAGCGGTGTCGTATGTCGCATTGATGGGGGAGGTATAACGCCTATCAGCTCCGAGAAGATGGAGTCTTACTTTGAGGGATTGTTTGGTGGTGTAAACAATGCTGTTGCCAGGCCTCGAATCCCTAGTGGATTTGACCCAGAAAACAGTGAGTATATAATTACTACTGAACCCATTGACTTCAAGAAGCTTGTCATCAATCAATCGACTGTAGGTTATGCTGCGTCAGCACCAACGGGCGCCGACTACCCAGACGTAAAGGTCCAACCAAAGTTTGAGACAGACCTTCTGCTTACATGGGATACAGAACCCCTTGATTGGGATGAGAGTGAATGGGCTAATACGACTTGCGTTCCTAAGTGGGAGGATATGCACAGAGGGATTATTTATCTGGATAGAATAAATGAGACAAGCGGAGTGTACATCGAGCCCAATAGCGAGTCTCTTACAGACAGCTTTAGAATTGACACTATTGTAGAGGGACAGCTGTACAGAGGGAGTGCTCAGATTTCTATGCAAGACCACACAGTTGACTTTTGCTTAACTCTTATTGAGACAGATGCTGATGGAGGTACTGAGCTCATGAGTATTGCCGATGCAGTAGACCCCGAACAAGCAACAGTAGCTTGGTCGCCTAACGCTCAAAAGTGGCTGACATTCTACTCATTCATTCCAGACCTATATGCCAATGTGCAGAACAGGTTCTTCTCCTTTAAGGATGGGCAGATGTGGTATCACAATAAGCTATCTACCCGTAATAGCTTTTACGGAACTACATACCGCTCTGAGCTTGAGCTCATTTCAAAAGGCAACCCCAGTAGCATTAAGTACTATAAGGCAATGAGTCTTGAGGGGAATGCAACCTGGAAGGCCACTCTTTCGAATGAACTACAGCGTACTGCAGTAATAAATGCTAACTTCTGGAGCGATAAAGAAGGCATGAAGTACGCCTCAATCCCCAGGGTTACGGACTCGGACATCACCAATGAGCTCACCACTGACTATGGCTCGTCTGCAATTAGGGTTGTTGGCACGGTGGCTTCGGTAGACACCTCAAATAATACAATCACGTTTGATTCTAATGTGAACAAGTCTCCTGTCAATACGGCCCCACAAGCCATTTGTCTTAGGTATTCCTCAGGCGGCACGGCCTGGCTTCCGACGAGCGTCAACATCACAGGTATTGCTTCGGGGTCTACCTCAACAGTTAACACCAATGTAAGCCCCACCCTTGTACAGGTAGGTGACGTCATAGCAAACGTCAGTCTTGGGGGTATCGATGGAGATACCCTAAGAGGTTATTACACAAAGGTTAAACTAGAGAATACAGACGCGGAGGCTAGGGAGCTTTACGCAGTAAATCTTGTGTATGAATCTTCTTCATTGCACAACGATAATAATCAGTAAATTAGCAGCATGTTTGAGTACGACGAGTTTGGAAACCCTATCCGTATAGGGACAGCGACTGCCTCAACTATGGGGGACGGTAGGCGCAATGCTGCGGGAGCATTTACTGGGCAGTATCCAGGCATTCAGCCAGGACCAATCGCGGTTGGAGGGCCCACCACACGTGGCCTTATGCCTACTATGCAAATTCCTATCACGGGAATTTCTGCAGGGAATCAAAACGACTTTGAGATGCAGGGACTTCCTGGGCAGGCTTACGGTCTAGGAGGGGCAACAGATTACACGGGAGGATTTAACACGACAGGAACGGGTAACTTTGTTCCAGGTCTCGCGGGTATGCAGCCCTTTGACCCAGCTCCCGAGGCGGATATCTCACTTACTAGCGAGAATCCCCTGTTCAATGTGCAGTCCTTTGGTAATGCACCAGAGGCAGACATCCCTCTTAGCTTCCCAGATGGCCCAACTAGTTCTAATTTCCCTCAGGAGTTTAGAAGTTTGCCAGGCATTGAGGATTTTGACATGGCTGAAGAAGCTGACATTCCTCTTGCGTTTGACCCCAGCAGCTTATCTACAAAAAGCGCGGGTGCAGGCGCAGGTGCAGGTGGAGGCGCAGGCGCAGGTGCAGGCGCAGGTGCAGGTGGAGCGGCAGGTAAGCTAAACCTAGAGTCTGCAGGCATGATTGCAGGCGGAGTCATGGGTGTGGCTGGTGGTATCACAGACATTGTTCAAGGAGGTAGAGCTATCAAGTCTGCTCAGTCAGACCAGCGCAAGCAACAAGCTGAGATTGACAGGCTTAAGGCGTCTCAACCATCTCTGTCTACTCCCGCAGAGTACTACGAGAGAGTAAAGGGTGCTTATGATGCTAGACTCATGCAGATGAGAACGGAAGACATCAACAAGAACCTTGCGAATACAACAGCAGCAGCTACTTCATTTGGTTCTAGAGGGCTAGGTGCTTTAGCAGGTGCCACACAGCAGGCTAACAGAGCTCAAAGGCAAGAGGTTCTGCAGCAGCAGCAGTTGCAGACAGCAGCTCTTGGTGACTTGGCTGGAGCTCAGGAAAGAAGTATTGGTCTTAAGGAGGCTAGGAACACAAGAGAGACTACATACGCTCAGAATCAGCTAGACCAAGCAGAGCAGGCAGAGGCAATGGCAAGACAACAAAGGATGGCTGGTATCGCTTCGACTGTCGGGGGCGTAGCTAAGATTGGAATGGGTGTTTTGAATCCCGTCTCCGCCGCTCCAGTGCCTATGGAAAAGGGTGGTAAAGTACAGAAGACTCCAGGTAAGTTCTCTCACGACGAAAACGAAATGGCTGTCATCACAGAAGAGGGTGAAGACACTGGCGTCAGAGTTACTGGAGGTGAGTATGTACTCAACCCAGACCAAGCATCATCTATTAAAAAACTAGTGGAAGCAGGCGATAAAGATGCCCTCATGAAATTCATGGATGGCCTTCTCGATGAACCACAATTCGCATAACCATGGAGTATAAGTTCGCGTCAGACTACGCAAGAGAAATTGGACAGCAAATCCAGGGTGATGTTGACCGCATCGTGCAGCAGAGAAGGCAGGCTGCAGATAGGGCCCGAGAGCAGCAGAGATACAGCGAGCAGCAGGCTAGGTACGCTAGGTCAGAAGAGCGTCAGGCAAGGCAGGACGAGCGTCAAGCCTCAATGGACCAGCGTTCGGAGGACAGGTACAACGAACAGCTGTATGGCTACACCAAGAACGCTTCTGAAGCTGCACCCACGGGTGTCGGGGGGTGGGCCGTAGAGGGTCTACAGATGGCTCTTGACGAATTTCAACGTGCATCTACTCAGCACAAGCTTGAACCTACATCGGAAAACCTGCAGTCATTTCAGCAGTCCAAGGCTCAGTACGAACAGCTAAAGAACATCTCTACTGCTAAGTTTGCCATGAACTCTCAAACAATTACTAATGTTAGAGGGGGCAAGATTAAGAATCTGGCAGGTGGTGTGGCTCTTGCGGAGCAGCAGTGGGATGATTACAGCCAGGCTCCTGAGTGGGTTATGGGTGAGGACGGAAAGCTTAGTGTCGTTACGCCCGCAAGACAGGGGGTAGATGAGAACGGTATGCCTATGGAGGTTTCTCCTGCAGGTCTCACTGACTGGAGAAGTACGAGATGGGGCAGCCTAGATGACGTGTACGTTCCCTCTATCAAGGCAGAGGAAACAGCGTTCTCTTCACCCACTTTCAGTAAGACTTTGTTTGACGAGACGTTTAACGCCAAGAAAAAGGCTTACACAAAGTTGAATAGCGAAGGACTGGGGCTTGGAGAGCTGGAGTCTGAGCCTCTATACGGGGACATTACAGACGCTATCTCAGACAGGGTTAGGACCAACCCTCAGATGTATCGTCAGATGGCTTTTGAGCAGTGGAAGAGAGACAATCCAGGCAAGGATTACATGACGGAGGCTGACCAGCAGGCAGCGCTTTCAACCTACGACCAGCGGTTGGTAAATACAGCCATCAACAGGGAGTCAATCTCTTCAGGCAGACTCAATGAAAACGGTGAGTTTGTTTTTAATGTTTCGGAAGGTCAGATTGATGCCATCCCTACAATGAACAGTGAGCAGAAGAGAGCCATGAAGCAGTGGCGCACAGCTGTTGGGGGGTACTATGAGTCGATGGCTCAGGGTATCGCGGGACGTATGGAGCCTGTTGACCAGCGTGATACTATTGCAAGACTCAATCAGAACAGGGCCAATGCACAGGCCGAAGCTGAGGCTGAGCAGGAGGCTTCCGTGAACGAGGCTCTTGGAGCTACGTATGCTGTAAGTGAAAGAGAGGGGGGTTACTCCGTCTCTTTGCCACCGAGGGAAAACGTAAGGGTTGACATCCCAGATGGTTCGGGAAGAGTCAATGTGACTGACATCCTGTACGATGCTGGCGGTGATGTTGTTGGATACAGAACTATGGTTCCTAATGACGTGGTTACAGCGGCCCTTGAGAGTGCAAACACAGAAGATGATGAGGCTAGAGTAAGGGCCTTCTTTGCAAGATTTAGGGACAAAACAATTTCCGCGCAAGACCCAGCGTTTAGGTCAATTAGTCAATCCGTTGTGAACGACGCCAAGATTGCAGAGAGGCTGCGATTTGTACCAGCTAAGATTCTTGGCCACAGTCAGGGATTGTACGAGGCTGGGTTGAATCAAACTGGCATAGACCAGGACGTGTTGACTCAGCTCCAAGCAAGGCAGCAAGCAGCTGAGATGCTGCCAGAGGGCCTGCAGTAATAATCCTTATCTTTGTCTCTATGGAGACAAAAGAGCAGTTCCTTGCACGCTACTACGCGGCTGCAGAGGCTGGCGCCTCAAAAGCCGAGCTGCAAGCAATGATTGATGGGTACCAAGCGGCACAGCCAGTCGAGGACCCAAAAAAAAAAGACGAAACTTCAGCCTTGGAGCCAGTTTCGGAGGTGGATTTTACGGATTCTTCTTCAGGGTTGGCGACTCCAGCTCAGCAGGACGAGGACGACAGTGGAGCTTCGGCTTCTACGCCAGTAACATTTGACCCATACCAGACGTATGACTTCGGGGGACAGCAAATCCCTGGGGCTGATGCGCAGTTGGTGTACAATTACGGGCAGGCTTACGAGTCTGAACGGATGGATTACATCAATCAAAACTTTGACCTGTCTAAGTACTATCAGTCTAGCGGTATGCAGGCTGACGCATCTAGACTAGATAGTCTTTCCTCAGAACAGCTAGAGTTAGAGCGCCAATCTGTCATTGATGGTATTGGCTCTTTGATGAATGACGACGTAAACGAGGGTTACATTGAGCTATCAAAAGGATTTAATGATACTCCTCAAAACGATTACGAATCACTTAAGGGATTTGACGCTGGTCGTTTGTATTCTGGAAGAGACAGAGGATTTTTTGCGCCCAACTTTGAGGTAGACGAGAGCCTAGATTATGAGGGTCAAGCCCGTCAATTCAAAGACGAGGTTGTAAGGATGGAAAAGGAGCGGGCTGGAAACGAAGCTTTCTCCTACATCAACCAACAGATTGAGCCTACCGCAAGCGCTAAGTTCAAATCACAAATGGGTAGGGACCTTTCTCTTGATGAGCGTAGGTCTATCGAGCAGAATCTATACAGAAATTATGATATCTCTACGGACCTAACGGGGGAGGGTTACGTCAACGAGTCGGGTCAGGGATGGCTTGGAGTAACAGATGTTTTCGCCCCTGGATTTAGGCAGGCAACATTGAGGATGTGGGATGGTATTGCAACTCCAGTAGAGAACGCTCTTGGCGGCAATGATGAAGACCAGGCTGCACGGCAGCAGAGCATCAGGGATATTGGTAAGGATATGGCTGTTTCCAGCAAAGGCCTTGAGGAAAAGCTCCTTGACCTTGACATTCCAGGATTCATGAGTGACGGCCTAGGCATGCTTGGTGCATCCCTTCCCCTAATGGGCGCCGCTATGGTTACAGGTGCTGTATCAAGAGGCAACCCCCGAGCCGTAGGTTCTGTCACATCTATACTCGGTGGTGCTTCAGTCTACTCGGAGAACAGAGACACCGAATGGTTTCAAAACTTAAATGACGCACAGAAGCTTGGGTTTGTAACGAGTAGCGGTATCGCAGAAGGTCTTCCTGCCGCAGTGGGAGCACAGATTTTTGCTGGTAAAAGTGTTGGAGGTGCCATCATCAAGTCTTTAATGACCGATGCTGGTGAGCAAACCTTAAAGAGCTGGACAACAGGCCTTCTTATGGGCGCTGGCCTTGGCGCTGTTGAAGAGGGGATTACTGAGGGGGTTACTGCAGGGTGGCAGTACACATCTAGAATTAACGCCATGCGTGCTGGTGGCGAGGCGGTAGAGTGGAAGTATGATGACTTCTGGGCTCAGACAAAAGAAGGAGCGCTGGCAGGTATTGCTATGGGTGGGACGCTTTCACCTGCAGGTACAGTGGCCAGGACCGTTGCGAGCAAAAGTCTTGGGTTAATCAGAACCATGGCTAAGATTGAAGAGCTTAAGGGTCAATTCTCTCAGGCAGAATCTAAAAGAGAAAGAGCCACGATTGGCCGCAGGATTATTGACGCTGTCGATGCCTACACCAAGCTGTCGGATAGAAGACAACAGGTTATGGAGTATCTGGCAGAGACTAAGCCAGAGACTTACCAAAGACTCGTGGATATCCACAATAGAGCGGAGGTTCTTGCAGAACAGTACACGCGTGCGGACTCTGATACAAGACGAAAGATTACCAAGGAGGTTCGGGAGCTTATGGCCGAGCGCGGTAACATTGAGGGAGAGATGGACTCTATGCTTCAGACAGACGGTAAGCTTGAGTCCCGCATCTTGGCTAGAGAGGGACGGAAAGCTGGCAAGAAGAGACGCAACTATGGCGGACTGTTTGCAGAGGGAAGGGGCAAGGTTACTGTAACGGCAGACAACCTAGGTCCTATTGCTCAAATCATTCAAGGATTGACCAAGTACGATGTCTCACCCCACACCGTTGTGGATGGAGAGGGTAAGACCAAGGCAGTAACTACTGGCGAACGCATCGTGAGGGGCATGCAAAACGCTGTTAACGTAGTCAAGGGCTTGTCCTCTTTGGGTGACGTGGCTGTTGACATGTATCGAGACTACGATACTTACATCGAAGACCTCATGCAGGATGCTGGCCTCACGAGGGAGGAGGCTATCGAGGCTGCGGGACGTGGGATGTGGACTGGGTCGGGTCAGATTAAGATGTTCTTGCCAGGCTTGCTTGAGACAACAGCATATCACGAGGGGTATCATGACTTCGTGCTGCAGACCATCGGGACCAAGGCTGCTGTTGGGTTGGCGAAGAAGTTGTTCCAGGCTCTGCCTGACAACCTGGCTAAGAGGTATTCACAGTTCTTAACAAGTTACGGAGACGGCCGAGGCAACCTCACGTCCTCACTTGATGACAAATCTCTGACAGAACAGGACAAGGTGCAGGTTGCTGACGAGTTCCTTACAGAACTTCTTGCTGACATCACCGCAGGCAACGTATCTATCGACATCCAGAAGAGTGTGGTCAGGCAGTTCATGGAGTTCCTCGCCCCACACCTAGGACGCATTGGAGTCAAGGGTATTCCTGACGCAAAGATTGACAACGTCGTGTCCGCCATCCAACAGATGACTCAAGAGTTCTCTGAAGGTCGTAGGCTTGAGGGACAGAGAAAGCTGAACGAAGCTGTTATCCGAGCCAACTATGCAGGCATTGCTATGCGTGCTGGAGTTATGATGGATGACGAAGCAGAGGATGGCTTCGACGAAGCCAAGGCGCAGGCTATGGAGGCAGAGGGCGGGGAGATATTTGCAACCGTCGTGTTCAGCGTAAGCCTTAGTGGTAAGGCCAAGCACCCAGTGAAGAGGGTATTCAAGAACGAGCGTCACCTCAACAACTTCATCAAGTTCATGGAGCGGGAGAGAGGGTGGACGTATGAGGAAACTTACGTGCACGAGGGTGAGTATAGCGGAGAGGCGACAAGGCAGAAGTCAGAGCCTATCAGACCAACAGCAGACGCAGCAGACAGAGACATCATCACGGCCTCTGACCCTCAGGGGGTAAACTATTTTGCCAGGTCTATGGACCGAGCGATGAAGATGATGGAGGAGCGTGGCATTAACATTGGTTTGCAAGTGACTCAGCTTTCAGAATCCGATGTACAACAAATCATCGACGACGGAGGGGAAATCTTCATGACAGCAGACTACGGTGCTGGTGGATACATCACCAAGGACGGTTACGTAGGTGGCATCTTCAAGAATCCAGACACAAGATTTAAGCGGATTACAAAACCTTTGTTCAAGCGCATGGAAGCATGGGCTGCAGAGAACGGTGTTGAGATTTTCTTCGATGCTTTTGCCACCAAGCTAGAGGATATCTACATTGGGTTGGGGTACAAACCCTATGCACGCACAGCATTTAACAGGGAGTTTGCACCAGATGGTTGGGATGCAGAGAACTCACCGTTGCTCGACGAGCCAGATGTAGTGTTCTTTGTCAAAGGTGAAGGCGCCAAAGGAGAGGGTCAAAGGTTTGATGACTACATGGTGGCATACGATGCCACGGCAGCAAGAGCAAGAAAGCCTAAGGCTCAAGCCCTGCCCGACCTCTCGCTATCAGAAAACGCAGAGGTTTCTTTTGAGCAGGCTGCAGGTATCAATGCTCAGCAGATGGAGGAACGTAGAGCGGAGATGAAGTTGCCCGAGTCTCAAAGACAAACACGTAACTCTGTAGTGCTCAATGTCCTTAATAAGTACGAGCTCGGAGAAATTACTCAAGAGGATTATGTGTCAGCTGTTCGGGAGAACATGCCTATCAAGCCTTTTGAAGAAGTGCCTGAGGTCCCAACAGTAATGGACGTGGCATCGGCGCTAACCTCTGACAAGGTAGCCAAGGGTATCATTGGAGTTAACAAAGAGATTGCTGACGGGTACTACGTTGGGTTGAGACTAGACATCCCAGCATACGACACCTACGACACGTGGGTTGTCTCAGTGCACCAAGGCAAGAGAGCTGAAGCAAGGGCACCGTTCCTTGGCGGCAAGGCTGTAGGGTATGGACAGACAGCGGTGATTACGAACGCGACCTTTGACTCCACGCCAATGGCCGCCCTCAACATTGCAAGGGGTAAGGGCAAGCAGACTATTGCGAGAATGTTTGGTGACTTCAAGAACGAGTCACCCGAGCAGGTGAGACAGCGTGCTGTCGACATCATGAAGGGTAGCGAGTACAACTCTGACTACAAGGAGCTGGGCAAGATGGAGGGATGGGTACAGGTGGGGATGAATCCGTTCCGCCACAGCTGGTTCTATGACAAGCGTGATGGCCGACCACTAGCTGAGGCCTCTGAGATTATTCAAGTGGGAGCGCTTGTGCTCGCCAAGGATGCTGTTAAAGTCTCTGCGTCTGACCCTCGCTTTGAGGCTAAGAGTAGGGTGAGTGGACAGAAGATTAAGTTCCAGCGCCCAGGCGCTCTTGTTGGAGACCCAGTGTCTTTGGTTAAGCCACAGAAGATTGGAATCTTTGACCTGAACTACGCAGCAAGCACCACACAGATGGAGGACTGGCTCAAGTCGGGGGTGGTCCGTCAAGAAGATATGTCTATATTGGAGGGAAGACCTGTCCTCTCGCACTCACCAGACAACATGATGGTTGGCTCGGTGTCTGTTGACGACAGAGTGCTGGTGAATAATGGAGGCGGGCTGTTCTATTCTGCCAATACAGGTGACGTGTGGGCTGTGGCTGGCGAGAGCGCTGGTAACAACATGGCCAATGAACTTAATGAACTGCTCAAGACTTCACCCGACGGCAAGGCCTACCTCCTACTCATCAGCGGGGGAAGGGAGAAGCACAAAAGCTCCACCAATGGTGTGATGTCTATGGCTTCCCTTGGCTTTGAGCTTGTCAATCAGAATGTACTGACCAAGACGGAGCTCAAGAAGGTGCTCAAGGATACTGTCGCCGAGACTGAGAGACTGTCTATTACTACTCAGATAAAAAGAAACGAGGCTAGGGTAAAGGATGGCAAGGAGCCAAACCCACTCAAGAAGGGGACAAATAAGCTCAGCTCTATGGCTGGCAAAATGGAGGATTTGTTCGAGCGTTTCTTCGTAGAGTTCGCATCCCCATATAGGTCTACGTTCGAGCAGAGACGTGAGTTTGTAGATAAGTTTGCAACAAACCTGGGGAAGGCAGTAGCTGTAAAGTCCAAGGACAGTGCTGCAGAAAAGAAAAGACTCATAGAATCCTACGAAAGAATCTTTGGGTTTAGACCTAAGGCAAGTCAATTTGGTTCTACTCTTAAGAACTTTTTCTATGACTTCTTTCAAGAGAAGATTCTTCAGGGGGGGGAGGTTAATAATATATATGGTGCTATCGAGGTTTCATCTGAGGTTAGGCTTGAGAAAGACCCCAACCCAACAGCCTCATACCCACTTAAGCTAGTCAATGTAGACCCCAACGCTCCGACACCAAAGACTATTGTCTTTAAGGCTATGCGCTCTGCTCCTGGCACGCTTGTTACCAGGGGTACCAACCCAGTAAACCGTGGTCTAGAGATAGGTGACATGTACACCAACAGCAAGGGGGAGCGCAAACTCATAACTCCTAACGCCTTTGAAATGATGGGGGGGATGGGTCAGGCTACGTGGGGTAGGATGACTGTTAAGACACCCGTCCCTATTGACACTATCACTAGAGACGTTTTGGCGATGGACAAGTCTGAGTCAATTATCAATAGAGGTAAGGCTCAGGGTAACTTGATGAAGCTCATAGCCGACATGGTTGACCCTTCAACTCCTACTCCAGGAGCGCGTGTGACTAAGCGTGGAAAGCTTATTATTACGCCCTCTAAAAGCGAGCTATGGAACAGAAAAAAGAAGGAGGTGATGGAGCTACTTATTGCAAGTGGCATGAGCAAAGAAAACGCAGAGGCGATGTATGCCAATGCCAAGGCTTACAAGGAGGGGCGAACTGCAGGAAAAAAGATGGCAAGCAGGGAGGCTCAGGAGACCCTCGGTAAAAGAAACAGAGAGCTTAGCACAGAGGCCAAGGCTCTTAAGAAAGAACTCGACCAGCTTAAGAACAAGTCTAAAACCGTAGAGGAGTTCTTGTCCTTTGCTATCAAGCTTGTGGATGAAAGGATGAAGGGCAGGGGTCAGCAGCCCTTTGGCAACAAGGACATTCAGAGACTCCTTAAGATTGTTAGGCAAGCACACAAGTCTTCTGCCAAGAGGATTCAGAAGGAGGGGGAGGCCGAGGTTATGGATACGTTTGTTGAGAAGCTGATTGATATCTTCGATAAGCAGGATGCCAAAGAAGCCATGAGAAACTACTTGGCTTCTATTAGTGCGGCACGCAAGCTCCAAAAGAGACTAAGAGGTGCAGCCAAGAAGCGCAAGAAGGGAGAGGCGCTTAAGTCTGTTGCTTCCTACGACAGGGTACTAAGGAGACTGTCTGGAATCAACGCATCTCTGCTGTCGCCCACGGATATACAGGACTTCATCAACACACTCAACTCCGCCGTGAGTTCTGTGTCAAAGGTGAAGACAGTATTCAGTAAAGAGGAAGAGAGGGTAGTGGCTCAGGTGCCTGCGAGGAGGTCAGTCGAAGCCCTCATGTCTCTTGCCGATAAGTTCATAGCCCTCGAAGAGATAGGACGTAACGCGGTGATGGTGGCTAAGGCTAAGGCGGCTGCCGAGAAGAACGGAACTTCTTTTGAGAACGAATACGAAGCACTTGTTAAGGCGGCAAAGCTTCGCAAAGTTAGCGCCACCAGGAGAGCTATCCTTAGCTTCATCGAAGACAACCCTGAGCTGTCTCTTGACCCCGCTAACCCTGCTGACGTAGAGTATGTGCTGGAGCAACTCGCTGAGAACAAAGCGCTCCTGGAGGAGCAGTCTAAGGATGCAATCATAAGAGATGCTTTGCTGCCGCAGATTGCCTTCAACCTAGAGAAGCTTCTTGAAGACAGTCATATTGCTGAGATTCTTGGTGTGTATAGCCTTGACCAATTCAATGCTTCGGACCTAATCAATAGGCTGATGAAGCTTGACAAGATTCACCTAGCGAACCTAGAGTTTAAGCTTGACGATTACTTGATGAACGACTCAGTCATGGGGCTGGGTTATCTAGCTGCTCGCGTGCGAGGTCGAATCGAGTTGGCCAAGGGCATTGAAGAACAGCTTACTAACAAGGGTGTAAGTGCGGGGAGCAGGCCTATCCTTTCCCTACTCGATACAGCTGACTCCTTCCTGAGGTTGGTCTTTAAGACGGACAACAAAACGATTTCAAAAATCCGAAGGTTGATTGGATTTGCTGACATGGAGAGAGCCTTTGCGAAGGCTGATATGATTCACGCCATGACCGCCGAAGCCATAACAGAGGAGATAGACCGTATTGAGGGTGAGGGCGGGAGTGTCAAGACAGTATTGGATAACGCTATTATGCAGCTGTTCTCCATGGCTAGGCAGATGCCCGTCCTTGAAGAGGGAGCACCTGGTCAAAACGAGGCAGAGTGGTATCTCGCATTAAGAGATGCAACGCGGCGCAGTATCGACCACTACAGGGAGCAGCGTGAAATTTACTCAGACAAAGATTTAGCTGAGATGGAGGCAGCGTTTGAGTATCTGTTCTCAGAGAAGAACCTGCCAGACCTACTGGCCAAGGTGCAGACAGAAAGACCTGACCTTGTTCAGATGGTTGACTTCATGGCTGGGGTACACTCTACGCTTGAAGATTCGTTTGCGAACTATGTTGAGCGATACCTCGGGAAGAACCTCACGAGAGAGAATAACTACACGCCATTCAGCGTTAAGGTGAAGGTAAAGAACGAAGCTGTTGATGAGGGATTGCAGATGAGGCAGGCCATTATGGACAGCATGCGTAGTAGCTCGCTTTCTAATGCTAAGAAAACAGCAGGCTCCTCATTTGAGAGAAACCCAAAGAGCATTACTGGCACGGGGAATATCCTTGGTCTCAACTTTACTAGTATTAACGAGCGAACGCTCAGAGAAAATACTATTCTATCAAACACTGTGGGTGAGGTGATGTCTCTTCAATCTGTATTCTCAAGCGAGGAGTTAGCCAAGCTCATTCCTGATGACGGCACAAAGAATCAGCTGCACACAAAGTTGATGAACTACATCACGCAAGATTCTGCAAGTGCGCCTCCTGTTTTTCAGGCTAGGTTTACGTATGGGGGTAAGACTTTTAGAAACCCTATTAAAACAATTAAGAACGCCGTAATCGTGAAGGCCTTTGGCGGTGTACTTACTCAGACACTCAAGCAAAGTACCGTGCTCATCAGTACGATGGCCAACACGAAGAATCCCGTTCAGTCTATCCCGTATATGATTCAAACTGTAGGTGAGCTCTTCGCATTTGCTTTAAGGAACGGATTGCTCACTGACTCTAAGCTTGCCCTTGAAGCAAACGGAAGGTACAAGCTACTTCAGAACTCCCCAGTTTTTTCTAGAGATTATGAAGCGGGAAACATTGACCCATACACTGGTTCTATTGATACAGAGACTAGCTGGTTTGTTAGGACAAGAGACAAACTTCAAGACCTATCACTACAGAACCTAAAGTCTACTGACAAAGTGGCTGCCGTAGCGTCGTGGTTTACATTCTATGGAGACTACCTCCTCTCGGAGGGACTGGCTGATAGCTTTGACGACATTAACTGGGATGAGCAAGCAGCTCGACCAGACCTTGATGCGCTTAGCTATGCAGACTCTATGGTAACTAAGGACCAGGCGGCATCTACGCCACGCCAAGCAGCAGATATTTACAAGGATACCTCTGGGGCCATGGGGCCTTTAGTCGACTTCGTCAGAAACATTGTCCTTCCTTTTGCAAGATTTGCTGTAAACAAGAAGCGAAGCATCTACTCTGACTTCAATAAGCTTGACCTTCGAGGAAGGCGGGATGACTCTAAGACAAGACGGGAGGGTGCGATTGCTATGGCTGGACACCTTGCAGAGCTGTCTGCATTCCACGCTATCGGTAAGGTCTTAATCCCAGCTATCGCATCCCTATTTGTAGAGGACGATGAAGAGGAGTCAAAGTACAAGGACAGTAAGCTGTTGGATATCGTTGGCAGTGTGTTAGCAGACATGAATCCACTCCCTCCTATTGGTTATTTGGAGGACGTGGTAAAAGAGATGACTAACAAGTACATGCTATTCCCCCTTTCAGAAGGAATGGATGGTGTGCCAGGATTCTTGGAGGGTGAGAGTTATGATGAAAGGTATGAGCGCTGGAAGAACACCTCGGCAACAATACCCACATACAACAGCAACCCCGAGTTGTCTGCAAGTGGTTTGCTTAAGGTGGGCATGGGGCCATATGGGGAGTTTGTCACCGACGCAGGGAACACCCTGAAGAACCTAATGGAAGATGGCAACAAGGTCTACTCTTCTACAGGCAGAGAATACTTTGTGAGGCCAGAGGATAAGGAGCAAATGGATATGTTCTTTGCCATGAAGTTCATGCTTGCGATGGGGCAGATGTCTGGGTTCTCATCCAAAGAGATTGACATCCTCGCTCGCCGCATGGATGACCTACCGAGGGAGCGGTCATTGCGCTCAGAAGAAGAGCTTGCTGGTTACGAAATGATTTCCAAGGCTATGCTATCCAACAACCAAGAACTCATGCAAGTTCTAGGTGAGGATACAGGGGTAGAGGGATTCCAACGCATCCTTCAAGAGCAACTTAACTACTCACCATACGATGCAGAAAAGGCTGCTTCTAAATTTAAGAAGGGGGCTAAGGATGCGGCTATTGAAATTAGCTTGAGGAAGATGGATGGATACTCGACTCATATTAGAGATATCAGAAGTATCTTTATGAATGCTGGCGACGCAAAGGATTACTTCTCTATCATCAACAAGAGAAAGAATGCTATGTCTGCTGATGAGTTCAAGGAGTTCAAAAACCTTGCGGACATCTACATGGCAGGCATGCGTAGCGGCACCCTTGAAGAGAGCATGTACTACAATCTAACAGAATGAAACTAGAAGTTTTAAGAATCAGTAGCCAAGAGGACTCGACCTCAGGCATTTTATTTGACACAACAAACGGCAGGAAGTTCCTGTGTTACACACTAGAAGATGAGGAAAGAAATGAAAAGGTGGATGGCGAAACTCGTGTCCCCTCTGGAACGTATCGAGTTGGCCTACGAACAGTGGGCGGCTTTCACAGCAGGTATGCCCATCGTTTTCAGGATATTCACAAAGGCATGCTCTGGGTTCTTGACGTACCTTCTTTTGAGTACATACTTATTCATTGTGGGAATACTGATGAGCACACTGCTGGTTGCCTTCTCATTGGGGAAACTCAGGAGTCCAATGTCAAGAGCAGCAATGGCTTTATTGGCAGGAGCACGCAAGCTTACTTCGATGTGTACCCAAGGATTGCAGAGGCTCTGGACAAAGGTGAGGAAGTAACTATCACATACATTGATTACGATGGAGAAGAAGAAAAAAAAGATAAGGGACACAAGGCTAGGCCAGTGGCTAAGGACCGCCGCACCAGGAGTTCTTGACACAGTAGGAGACCTGCTGCCCGACAGCGGAGGACTCGGGGTAGTTAAGAACCTACTTGACAGAGAGCCTGACCTGAGCGCAGAAGAAATCAAAGCACAGATTGATGCGGAGGTAGAGTTTCAAAACAACGTAACCGAGAGGTGGAAGGCGGACATGGGTAGCGACATAAAGCTGGCCAAGTATATCAGGCCAGTTACTTTGATTGCTTTGATGGTGATGTTTATGGGCACTATGGTAGCGGACTCACTTGATTATCTGCCCTTTAATGTAAAAGCGAGTTATGTATCTTTGTTAGAGATACTTATGCTAACCTCTTTCGGTGCATATTTTGCTGGTAGAACCATAGAGAAATCTAGAAAATGAGAGAAGAAGAATTTGGGTGTGACTTCCTTGACCAGGATAAGTTGCAAGAGCAGGAGCAGAAGCTCAAGGATGGTACTATCACGTGCAATGTCGACAGCCCAGAGGACTGTGAATCTTGTAGCGGATAAGAGATATGTTAGAAAACTTGAGCCACTTTGAATTCCTCACCGTAGCTAGTGCCCTAGTTGTGGGCTGGGTAAAGTTTCAAAACGACTATGCGAAACTGAGCTCTCGTGTGCACGCCCTCGAAGCGGACAACGCAGAGTTCAAGGCTGACGTTAAGCAGTTGCTCAAGGACATTCAAGAAATCAAGTTACTTCTGGCTAAGAATAAGGTGGAGTGAATATAGACGACAACACCAACCTCGGCATCAACATTAAGTGGATGGTGCAAATCGTTGTGGGTGTAGGGGCCGCTGTTACTCTTTACTTCACAATCATGTCTGCTCTAAACAAGCTAGAGATTGACACGATGCGTCACAACCAAGAGATTGACCTTAACTCTGAGTTTAGAATTAAGTGGCCTCGTGGGGAGATGGGCAGCTTGCCTGACGATGCAGAGCAGAACCTAAGACTAAATCACGTAGAGAGGGATGTGGAACAGCTAAAGGTTCTAGTAGACGAGTTGCGTCAAAAGGACTGTGATTAACGGAAGACCGTTACGTTTCCAGCCATCTCTATAACCTTCTGGCTTTCCCAAGTAGATGCTTTAATAGTCCAGGTGTACACCCCATCAGGTACAAATGCACCCAGCCTGTTGCCAAGCCACTTGTCCTGAGGGTCATAGCTAACCCACACTAGCGTACCCCATCTGTTGTAGACCCTGCACTCCCACCGCCACCAGCACTCACTGCGAGTCACTGGCTTCCAGTAGTCGTTAAGAGTGTCTCCGTTAGGAGTAAAGGTATTTGGGGTGTAGACACGAGGGTCGCTGCAGTCCTCACCTTCTTCAGGAAGGTACAGGCACTCCCCCTCTACCGTGCACTCTTCACAGTAGTTCAAGGCGTCTGGGTCTAAGCATCCTTGATAGATACATCCACCATCACTCTGTGTTGCAAACTCATTGTAGTTGTATGCAAACATGTCAGTGCATCCGTACACAATGGGCGGGGGTGGTGGGTCACAGGCCCCATTCAGAGACCACTGTATCCAGCTGTTGAAGATGTCTTCGTCGGGGTACGGGAATCCTCCAAGTCCTGGCTCTCCAGTTATGTTGTCGCTGTCATTTATTTGAAACACGTTCATGACCAAGCATTCCTCGTAGTAGGAACCGCTCTGAAAGATGTCAATCCAACAAGGAGCAGCCCCACTGCCAGCCCATGGTGTATCAAGTAGGTTAAAGGTGATGGTATCACCTGCCTGTAAGATGTTGTCAGGACCTTGACCTATCTCAAACCCAGGGAAGTCCAAGGGGAAGTTGAGTAGTGCCCAACCGTTATCGTAGAAACAAGGGAAAGGATTATCGTCTAGGGGTGGGTTGAACGTAAGGGCCAAGATAAATTCACCGATGCTGTCTGCTGGTGCACCACACTGCGCACCGTTGACTGCGATAGTTAAGTCAGTAGAGATGGGGTTGAACCCAACAATCTCCATGTCACACTGCCCAAAGCTGAGCAGTGGAATCAGAAAAGGAATTAGCTTTCTCATTGCACGAATACTTTCTTTGTCTTGTTCTTCCACTTCAAAATATACACTCCCGTTGCAAGCTGCTCAAAAGGAGTATCAATTTCCCTGCCAAGAATGTCAAATACTCTTGGCTTTCTACCTCCCAGATTGATGCCCTCATCTGCCACAAGGTCGATGTATGTACCAACAGAGAAGTCATCCTCTATCTCGATGTCACATTCACCTACGTTAAACAGCATGTACAAAAGGTCTCGGACGTTTACGATGCCGTCGTTGTTAGGGTCTGTCTGACAAGCAAAGTCACAAGCCCACTCGCTGAGCATAACCAAGATGTCTCCGTTTCCAATGGAACCATTGCCGTCGTAGTCTAACTCACAGGCTGGCAGGGTGTTACAGAAGTCTTGAGAGAACTCCTCAAACTCAAATCCAAATGGCATAGAGATAATGGTTTCCTGATTTATCATGGCGAGGTATCCATCACTACCAATGTCGCACCCCTCCTCCCCGAAGTCCGCTGTACAGAACCCATCGCCAGCGTAGTCCTCTGCAACAAATGTGTAGCAATCGTCAAAGACACAAGCCTCATAGTAGTACAAACCATCTTCGTTGAAACCATAGTCGTCATCCATTACGATATCACCATTGCTATCCAACAGCATCCAGCTGTGCTCATTAGACCACGTGTCGATGTCTGCGTATAGTTTGAATAGGTCGCCCACTACAGTCTCTAACGGCCACGATGCGTAATCATTGTCTGGGTAGTCATCAATGCTTGCCGTTTGAACTTCAAACATCTGTGCATCTTCGATGTAAACCTGCTCAAAGAAGACCGAGTAGCCTCCTGGTGCCACATCAAAGAGCGTCTCCAGATATTCGAGACCGTTGCAATACAGAGTCACGTCGACAAAGGGAATGGTCTGGACCCCTTGGTTAATCACCTCCACCCAGATGTCTTGATAAGGAGTGCACCATTGCTCTTGATAGTATGCTGTGGATGGCGTCATGTCGTAAGCAACCACAGGCAAGCACGCAGGAGACACCACCAGAGCAGACCTTGGCCCCTGTAAAGACTCGTGCATCCTACAAGCCTGCCCCTCAGTGAACTCAATCTTGCAGTTCTGTGACGAGTAGTCCATGTAGTTGCTTCCGTTGATATCAGGGCAGGTATTGGAGCACCCGTTAGAAGCCAATCCAGGTGGCGTGTCGCACACCCTGTCTCCCTGAGTCTCACAGTTAGACTCCTCGCAGTCGTTGCTGTTGTAGAAGGTGTGGTAAAGACTGAGGTAGTGGCCAACCTCATGGACAACCGTGTATCCCAAGTCCCTTCCTTGCTTAAGCTCTCCAACGTTGCCTACTGTATTGTACAGGGCCACGATGCCGTCCCTACAGTCACCAGTGGGGCCGAGGTATGCGTACCCCTGAGTACCACTACCCCCGTTGTTACCGTTGATTTCAGACACCACGTATATGTTGATGTATTCATCAGGGTTCCAACAGCCGACCGAAGCTTTCAGCGTTGCATCTTCAATACCGTTTGGGCTCCCCTGGGCTACGCCATCTTCGAGGTAGCTGCTCCATACGCCCCCATCAAATCTTGTGATGCCATTTGTAGGCACTCCCCCAGGGGTGCGGCTCGCCATGCAGAACTGAATCTTGCTATCAAGGAATGTCTCATTAAGAACATCCACCTGCGATTCTATTTGCTCATCGGAGATGTTGTTCGCATCTCCAAGACCAGTGTGCACAACATGGAACACCACGGGTAGTGTCTCGACAGGCGTCGACTCTAGGTCAACAGCGAACCTGGAGTAGCCCATGGGCAAAACATCTGGGGTCAGTACCAGGCACTCTTGCGCCGTAACTACCTGACTCACAAGGGAAAGCATCAGAAAGAAGTGTCTCATTGGTTGATTAGGTTAGTATGGCAAGTTACAAAAACAAAAAGGGGGCGAGCCTATTGCTCAACCCCCTCTAGTAGCGAAGTTCCACAGCGCCATCCCTGTGTAACGATTCAAATATAATCCATTACGTTGAAATAGATTTGAAGAACCCCGTGCAGATGTCCTTCATTGGGGCAATGAACTCTCTGTAACAATGGTCATTGATTTCTTTTTGCCGAGCTGCTGAATTAGTGACGCATACATTGGCTGCCTGATATTCAGCATTCAACCTGAGAAGCTCGTGCACTTGAGCTCTCTTTTCTGGGGACGGGATGTCTCTTATCTGCATGACACGAAGACTGGTGTTTTCTCTCCGACGTATGCACCAAGGACATTGAAGTCCATGAACTCAACTGCGTCCATGCAACTCATCTCATCTCTGTCCATAAGAACTTGAATGCAGATGTCATAGTCATAGACGGCAACTAGGTTTGGACCCTGCGTGTGCCCAACCAGTGCGTCCTCGAATCCGTCAGCAAGCAAAGCTTCTTCCGCCACAAGACTCTCCATGATTCTATCTTGACGGTCAGCCTTCATAGCCTCAAAGAAGACGTCACTTACCGAGTTCAATTTTGTTGATGTATCCATTGTGGATTTTGTTTTCGTTAACCAGTTCTTCTCCAACGAGCCACCCCTTTGCATTATTGTCTCCCTTGTTGGAACAAGAGACTTTTCTTAACCCCTTCATCTTATCCTGAGTCTCGACCCAAACAAGGAATGGCTCCAACCAAAAAGAATATGCGTAGTTCCCAAGATGTCTTCCCTCTTTGTCGGTACGCTTCATGATATACACGAAGATGTCTGCCTCTCCGAGGCTTGAGTACAACCCTGATGGTTCATTCCTTACCGTGCTCCAGCACTCAATAAAAAGATTGGGGCAGGTTTGGTCGGGTCTTTTGTGGTAGTAATCGTAAGCACTCAAATCATACTTGACTTCGTACCTAATGCCTGAGTCTGTCTCAAGGTCCCAGTATAGGTTGACATCACCCCTAACGTCATCTGAGCGGAGCACCTTGTGCCCCTCCTTCTTGAGGTGGTCCTCCCACATAAGCTCGCCTTCCTTGCCCGCTCTGTTGGCCTTATGAAAGCTACTCATTATGGCGTATCGTTGTATTCGTCACACGCTGTGGTCACGGTGTCGAGTTCGACAGCCATGCGTGTTTTGAATTCCTTGACTAGCTCAAGAACTCTAATCCAATTTGTATGAGGCTCTCCTAGCTCAGTGTGTAGCTCTTCGTACAGCTCGGTGGCATCTCTTTGAATGGCGGAGGTGGAGGAGAAGTATATCTCACTCAGAGTTTTTAATTTCACGACAGATTGTTTGGATGGTTTCGTCTACTTGCTTCTTGTTCTTAGGGATGAACAACATGTAGTCGTCCATTCCATTCTCCACTAAATACCTGAGGAACATCTTCCACCTAAGAGGGAAGGTGTGTTGTGATGGGACGTAACCCTTGGTCTCAATGATGAACTTGTGCTTATGAGACACGAAGTCTGGGGTGTACTTGACCTCTAGCACTGCGTTACCAGTAGCATTCCTCATGTAGTCCTTCGCTTTCGTGGACTTGTAGTAGATACCTGCATATCTAAACCCGTCCTGAATAACAAACGTCTCTCCCTCGTAGACAAAGTCAACGTCGACTTCCTTGAGCTGGTCGTAACAGTACGTCTCAAGGTTGGACTTAAGTTGCATGCCGTGCCTCCGAAGGTTACGTGACTTGGCACTTTTCTTCTTCGGTCTAGTGAGGTTCTTGCGTGGCTTCCTCTGCATGCTGTCAGTTTACAATAGATGAGGGGGAATAGACGCCTGTTTGCCAACTACTTGTTCACCTAGTGGAGAAAAGAAAGTCTGCACTGGGCCCTCCAGATTGAATGCGCTGTGTGTTTTGTTGAAGCTGAAGTACAACGGTTCTGCGAATGGGGTTGGCTGACCTCCTGTATCTGTCTCTCTAACCTTTCGCACGTGCATCTCTGTTGTGAAGCGAACGTTGGGGTCTACGTGCTGGACCTTTCTGTGAAGAGTGATGAAGCAGTCTGCCCTGTTCACCCACTTACCCCCACCCTCTGTGTCTTCCGCGTATGGAGCTCTTGGGTATCCATCAGCATCCTTCTGTCGTTGTGACTCCGTAACACTGTGAGCGTTTACCCACACCGCCACGCCTAGCCTGTTGCTGAATGTCAAGAAGTCAGAGGCTGCCTCATAGTGGTACTCGTGAGAGTTGAGGTGCTTGCCCTTCATGCCATCAATGCGAAGGCTGTTGTACGGGTCGATGAACAGGCCGTCGATAGCCTTGTGTCTGTGAAGCTTCTCAGCATACAACAACACGTCGGTGTAACTCAGGACCTCATCGTTCTTCAGGATGATGAAGTGTTCTTTCACCCACTCGTAAGCTCTCTTCTGTTCTTGATAGCCCATAGACTGGATGTGCTTGTTCAGACAGAACTGCATTAGCTTCATCTTGATAGCCGCTGTACTATTCTCTGCGCTGTAGATAACCCACCTCCATCCGTGGTTGATGCTGGCACTCACCATCATGAACAACGTGAAGGTTGTCTTGCCGATGTTGCTGTGTCCGTTTATCATTACGAACTCCTTCTTGAATCTGAAGTTGTTGTCTACCCTTGTGTTGCCCGTCGACAAGCCAACCTCAATCCGTCCCTCCCTGTAGTCATCAATCCACTGAAAGTCTGAGTCGTCAGACGAGACGAATGACATGTCTCCGTCTTGCAAGAGAATGTCTCTCTTAATCTTCTCCTCGTCCTCAATGATTTCCTTGATGGGCATGGTCTTGCCGTGAGCAATGCCATCCTTGATTGTCTTTCTTGCCAAGGCAAGGTCATCTACGTCATGCTTCTCTATCTCTCTTTCAAGCACAAAGAATGCAACGTCTTCTTCAATCCTTCCTGCGGCCACATACCCACCGATGAGATGTGATGCGCGTATCAATGTGCTGTGCTTCTCTCCCTCGCTGGCCTTGTTAATCATGCGAGCAGCGATGTTCAGCTTCTCGTAGTCAGTCTTAGACTGGATGTCCTGTACGTAGTCAGTGTTCCTCTGCTCTGCCACCATGCCAACGAATACATCCGACTCGTTCTTGATGACGATGTCAGGGTCGCATGATTCAAAGCAAGCCCTCGACTCGTTGATGCCTGTGCCATCCACCTCTAACCCGTACTGGCTATCGAAGTATTGCTGAAGGCTGCGGAAGTGGTCGCGGTGACGCGATGGTTCAAGCACCTCGACCAATGCCTTGATGCCGTTTCCACTGGGGCTAACCCAACAGCTTCGAACATACTTGTCCGAGCCTATGACAGACTTGCCCCTGTCTATGTCAATGTGGTCGAAGTCGAGGACAATGAGACCGCTGTGCCTCTTAAGCATGTCGTCTTTCCTGCCACTAAACTCCCCAGAAAACAACACGATAGGAAGCTTTGTCTTCTCAGACTTATCTCCCTCCCTGATTTTCTCAATCCTCGTTGTGTGTTTCCCCTTCTTGATTCTCTCCAGTGCTGTACCCAGAGAGATGTACGTTGGTTCTTGTACTTGATGTATGGAAGGGAATATGGTTACCACTTGGTTGCTCATTTAATTTTATTTGTAAAAGAATTAGATACCCGATTAGGTCTTGAATAACGTCCTCGTCTTCTGTGCTGTCGTTGTAGTTTAAGATTCTGTTGAGCTTGTCGTCTATCCGAACCTTCAACTGCTCTACTGAGTCAGCCTTGCTAAAGATTCTCGATGGTGATAACGCAGAGCTTCCGTACTTATTATTCTTCTCCACTAAGAACTCCGCGATACTCTCGCACTGGGTTCGTATTTTTTCTGACGCGGTCTTTGACATGGTCTAATGTTGTTTGAAGATTATCAAGGGTTCTTTGTAGGGACTCTAGTTCTGACTCACTACTAACGTAATGTCTGTACTGGCCCATGGGGTAGACTCTCATTTCCTTTGCAAGGTCGGCAACAATCTTAGTTGCTTGCTCATAAACCTGCCCATAGTTTGCGCTGTATTTCAAGTACATCTCATGACTCTTGATAGCGTGAAGCACCGTGGCGTGGTCCTTGTTGAACATGGATGCGCAGTCAGCCCTGCCGCAGAAGGGAGACACTGCATTGAACAGAGCCGCTCTCTGCTCCACGATGTGTCGCTTCCTGTTCTTCATCCATCTTTGCTTGGACGTCCTGCTCTTGTCGGCTAGTCCAATGGCTTCGAAGTATCTGTTCCTAGCCTCAAGAAGAAAGGGGTTAGTAGGTTTCTTTTTCATTTGAATTAAATTTTGGAAGGGAGGAGGGGAATCGAACACCTCACGCGCACGCACAGATGCGGCCACCATGCTACCTTAAAAGCGATGCTGTCTTTCCAGCTGTCAGTCTTTGATATCCATAAAGGGTAATGAGTCGTCAACCTTGCGGCCCCCATTTAATCATTTGTCTGTTGTCGCTTAAACAAATCTTCCGACATAGCTTCGACAGCGAACAAGACATGACTGGATATCCCACCTCACCCGACAAGGTAGAGTCTTTTACCCGCAAGGGCTAGAAGATATGGGAAGTACCCCCGACAGGATTCGAACCTGTGACCGCCCGCTTAGAAGGCGGGTGCTCTATCCAACTGAGCTACAAGGGCAGATACGGGGTGGCTTTGTTTCCTAAGGCTCAATACATAAGCCTTGTTGCAGGCTCTCCCTGCACACCATGCGCCACCCCTCTGGTTCAGAACGGCATAGAGTCCGCTGACGTTTCAGCTGGCTTCTGTGAGGCCCATGACTTCGGGTCTTCTACGACCGCCCATGCGTTGCCTTTGTTGTTCTGCTCCTTGTTCTTGGTGCAGTTTACTTTGATGTAGACGTTGCCTTTCTCTGTGGCAAACTGCTTCATCTGCTCCAACTCGGCCAAGGTGAACTTGACTTTGAAAGAGACGTGGGGTTCTACGTAACCTACGTAGTTGTTGTTGTTGTCTTTCGACATGATTATGGAATTAAGGGGTTAATGAACTAACAAACTCTGTGTACTTACTTCTAAACGCAGGGACCATCATCTTATTGTCTCCGTGCACACGCAAGAACCATAGCTCATTGCTCGTGCAGTTGAAGACATTCTTCAAATCCTTGTAAGGAATCTGCATGTCGGCAACCAGATACCTTACCACGCTACACTTGGCATCCCACAAGGGGGCCTTGAATTTCGTGGTTTGAGTAACGTCAGTTCCGAAGAACTCGTTTGCTTGACTGATGATGTGTCCTGTGTTCATATCTCTTGGTAATTGTAGTAAGCTTCGGGGATGAGGTGACCATCGAGGTAGGCTTTGATTTTTGCTACCGCTGCATGGAACTTCCTTTCTCCACCTTCTAATGTTCTTGGAGATGCCTTGTATACACCGACAGCATAGGGGTAAGCCTTCTCTTGGACAACCCAGTAGTAGTCTTCAACTCCGAAGACCTCGCAGTAGATGTAAGCCTGAATGTCGTAGCTAAACTTGTTGACATCGTACTTGAACCCACTCATGCGCTGAGTTGTCTTGCTGTCGGAGATGTAACCATCCCCCTTGCAGTCTAGGAATCCTCTAACAGGGATGTCATCCCCCTCGGTTCCTTCAATGAAGCTGTTGAACTCCACTTGATAGTCGCCCTTCAGAAACTCTTCACGAACTGGAGTCTTGTCCAGTCGCTCAATCATCTCGATGGCTTGCTTGTAATCGTTGGCGTTGACTACGCCCAACTTGGACTTGGTGGCATCAAGGGTCATTTCCTTTAGCCAGTCCTTGTACTTCTTCGTAGCCCTCGGTGACTTGCCTCCAATCTCTGCGGTAATCTTGTCGTCATTGACAACAACGAACTCCTTATCAAAAGATTGTGGCTCAAACAAAAGCTTGTCGTATATCGAACCGAAGTGAAGCGCATCAGAGTGCTTCCTCAATCGTCCCTGCATATACAGCTCCCAAAGTTTGATGTCCTTGAGTGCCTCCTTGCAGGAGGAGTAAGACAAGTAACCCTTGCCTACTCGCTCCGCAAGTTGGTTAGCAAACTGCATCATCCGCAAGCAGACTTCAAGCGGTCTGCCTGTGCAGGAGACAATCGCTTTCCGTGCTTATCATCGACAGCTTGGTATGCCGCCAAGGAATTCTTGCTGCTCCTGATGTAGTTCTCAAGCTGGTCCAGCTCTTCATCTGACATCGAGCCACTGGTCTTGGCTGCTTTCTTGGGAGCCGCCTTAGATGCAGGTGTGTTGCGACCATGGCTGTTGGTTGCATCGCTGTCTTTGGTGTCGTCGATGCAGAACAATCCATTGAGAGCATACTTGCGGGCATAGCTTGATGTGGACCCAGTAATCTGGGAAGCATCCATACCTTTCTTGTTCTCTTCTTCACGGGCATAGCCGTTGGTCTGTACTGCCTGACCCTCCATGTTGTGTACGATGGCCGTGGCTTTTACATAGACTCTACCTCCTACCTCAACCATCTCGTCACTAACTGTGAGGATAAGATTGTGGGTATTCAAATGAGGTTTGACCGACTCAAGGATGTCTTCGCATGAGCGATACTTGTATCCTCCAAACTTGTTTGTCTGTCCCTTGGGAGCCTTGAGGGAGGATTGGATTGTTGCCATCGCCTTGACGATAGCTGAGGGGGTTGTTGTGTCTTCTGACATCTTATAGGGGTTTGAATTTAATTTATTGGTGGTTCGATTGTGATTCCCGTACACTTCTCAAGCGCTCTTGAGGCAGTGATTACGCTGTGCAGGAACAACTTCCTGATGACATACATGGGGAGCCACAAAATTGTGGAGGTTATTAAGGCTGTCACCATAACAACCCAGTGGAGTATCCTCATAGGTCTCTAATTGTTTTACAAAGTTCGGAACTATTTCTGGAATATCCAAGGGATGTGATGTTAATTTTAATGCACATTCTGTTGGTTGTTTGTTGAGGGGTGGAGTGGGAGGAAGCCGAAGCGCTCGGCATCCCTCATGATTTTGTTAATCTCGTGGTTGAAATTGTAGACAGCGTTGCGACTCATAGACATAGGGTCTTTCATGACAGCAATTTTTCTGCTATGTGCTCGCAAGACCTTGTCGAACATCTTTGCTTTGTCTTCAAGAGTCATCAGGACTTCGTGTGGTAGTTGGCTATTCATTGTAGTGTTGTGTTTTGGATTACTTCTTTTACTATCTCTATGACCTCGGTGTCGTTGGCAAGATTCTGAAGGGTGTCTTCGAGTTCTTGGTCCGCTTCCATCCGCTCCTTCAGGTATCTACTCTTTGCTTCAATCGCATCGTTCAGAGATTCTTGGAGGTCTGCTATCTTTTTGAGTTGACGTTGCTCAAGGTAGATGGCCCGCTTCATGTTGTTTACGTCGGTCGCAATAGCCTTGGCCTTGTTGTAAGACAACCCCGCTACTATCTTGACATCCTCTTGGTATTTAGGCCTGTACGATTTGCCATTCGCTGACTCCTCGTCTGTAACAACCTTGCACGAACTGAACCCTTGGCCCTTGATGCGTACCGCTACAACAGAATAGGATTGTTCGTTCGTAGTTTCTCGTGCTTGTCGTAAGCGAAGAGAGACCTCTTCGTCGGTCAGGAAGTACTCGTTACGAACCACTCGTGGGAGGTTGTCATTCCCGTGCTCGATATCCCACTGCATCTTGGCATCGCATTGAGATTGTGCCAAGAAGTAGGTGTACTTGACCGAAAGGATAGCTTCCTTCCAAGTCTCGTAGCTTCCCACACGTCGGAAGTCAGACAGCTCGTGAGCAGATTCAGCCTCCAGTACAGCAAGGGTGAAGTAGTTGGTCCCAATCTTCACAACGTATGCGTTTGGCACAGGTGAACTGATTAGCTTACGGGCAATCTGACCACCAGCCAACGTGACGGGCTTCTCTGTGGTCTGCGACAGGCTGTAGTCCTTGACCCTGCTGTCAATCTCTCGGAGGATATTGTCGGACGTCGTCCTGTATGCAATCTTCACCTTGTCTGGCCAGTCATACGAGCTTGTCTTAAGGTTGTCGTCTGGTGTGTTCTTCTTCAACAACTCCGCAACCTCTCTTTGAACCTCCCATGAGTTGATGCTTTTGTAGTCCTTAAGAAACCTCGCACCGACAGGCCCGCTGAGGATAGTCTTCTCGATGCTCAACAGCAGGGAGTCGACTTGGGTTTGTTCTTTCATGATGTAAGTATCCATTGTGTATTGTATTGTGTTCTGTTATTAGAACGGATTAGTGTGTGGGATATTGTGTTAACGAATGTTAATCCTCTATCACTTTAACTTGGATGACCTTGCTCGATGGTCTGCCATCGTTGCTTCGCATCCAATCCTGTGCAGCTCCGTAGTAGATGAACAGGGGCGTCCCATCGTAGATTCGGTCATCTACCTCGTTGTAGACAGTCCAGTAGTTGTCAGTCTTCATCGCTCACAGTTTCAAATTCAACGCCATCGAGTTGCATCTCGGCCATCGCCACAGCTTCATCGAGAGACTCTACGAAGTATCGTAGCTCGGTTACCATATCCTCGGTGGACATTGCGCGGACGCAGTTGCGAATCTCGTAGAACAGGTGGCCGAAGTCATCGACAACACGGGCTGTCATTCCGAGAGATGGAGCGCAGTCCCATCCGTCTTCTGTTGTTTTCTTGATAGTGCTCATTGTGTATTGTGTTTAAGGGTTTCTAGTATTAGAACGTGTGTGTTCTTGGTTTATTGTGTGTTGGGTTTATCTTTCTTCGGTGTAGATGACTTCCATCCATGCTTTGTACGAACCTGCATCTCTGATGTCACTGATGGCTGTTTGAAGGGTGCGGATGACCTCATCTGTTGGGATATCGGACTTGTTGTCGTGGTGTACATGCGTAACCAACTCTAACGTGCTGATGTACTTGGGTCGAGGCATTGTGTATTGGGTTTAGGGGTTTCTACTTATTCAACGTGGGAGGTGTCAGTTTATTGTGTGAACGAATGTTAAAACGTAGCCCATAGTTCTTCGACGCTGTACTTCCTGTCCAAGGCCTCGACGATGAGGTGCTGTGCTTCAGGGTCAGCGTCAGCAAAGAGGGCGTATGCTTCCACAAGCTCATCCTTGCACAGGTCAAGCTCGATGAATGGGTTTTCGGTGTGGTCGTAGGGCTTCATAGTTGTTCGAGATTGCAGGTGATGTCACCCTTGTTGTTGAGGTATCCTTGGAGGATGAGATTTCTGGACGCTCGGCCATAGCTTCCTTGTAGTTGCCAAGCCAAGCCGCTCTTGATGAGTTCAGAGAAGAACACGATGGTGTCCGCGCTGTCGAGTTGGCCTGATTCAAAGGCGATGATGGTGGTGACGAGGTCACCCTTGGTTTGCTTTCTTTTAGTCATTGTCTTTGATGTTGTTGTAGTAAAGGTTTGAAAGGTCTGTATACAGGTCGTCTATCTCGACGGCTACGTCAAAGCTGTCGTCGTCCTGACGCGCCATGTAGTCCTTCATGATTTCCATGAAGTCATCTGCGA